GAGGTGGAATCGAGTGCGGGATGCACGGCGACGAGGGGCCGAACGGTGCTCGAGGAACAGTCGTCAATCTCAGCCAGGTCGGCGTCCGCCTGACGGTCGGTCACGGCCACTCCGCGAAGATCCTCGACGGGGTTCACATGGTCGGACTCTGCGGCAAGCTCGACCAGGGCTACAACAGCGGCCCGAGCGGCTGGAGCCACACGCAGGGCGTCACCTACCCGAACAGCCGCCGCACGCTCCTGACCATCATCGACGGCAAGTATCGGGCCTGACGGTGGCGCGCTGGCTTTGCAGCTGGCTCGGCCATCCTCTCACTGAGCGCAAGGTGTTGTGGCACACGCGGCGGATTCACCTGTTCCGCATTTCCTGCCGATGCGGCGATCGACACGAACTCAGGCGACGCTTCTCATAGAAAAGGACGGTCGCCTTCACGTTCTGTGACGAGCAGAGGGCGACCGTCCCGGCAATACGCGGTCTCGCGACCGCGCCCGTCAGACCTTTAGCTTAGATTCGGAGTCGCAGCAGGCCTGACCGTTCTGTTCATTATCGGACTGCGATGGCGCGTGGCTTCGTCGGCTCGTGCGCCTCGAGGTCCTCGTTCGCAACTACCTTGAGATGACCGACCTGCCGACCGACCCTGAACTGGCGCTCAGGCGGCACCGTGACGAACTCTGTCAGGATGTGCGGGGTCAACAGTTCTTTCGAGATGGCATGGAAAAAGCCGGTCTCGACGGCGCCAATCTCTCCGCGGTTGACGATCGCTTCGATGACATGCGCGAGGAGCACTGGAGAGTTGGTTCTCCGCATCACTTCGACCAGGTCGGCAGCGCGAGCACGACCGATGTTGTTGCCTTCCGTATAGCCGACTGGACCCGAAACCGGCCACAGGTTAATCTCGTTGTCGTCGCCGACCATCGTAAAGGTCGGCAGCTTGCTTAGCCGCTCGGGCATAACTGTTCCTACTCACAATCAAGCGTTAAATTTTTGTTTAATCACCGCATTGACTGTGGGGTTATCCAGACCTCATTATTCTGTCCCCTAATCCCCGACTGGTTCGTCCCCACGAATCAGTCCCTAGTTGGTCCGAGCACGAACACCCTGGCTGCAAGAATGCAGTTTGGTCAACACTTAATTGCAGGTCGTTCGTAGAAAATGAATCCGGTATGGTTAAGCGGGGTGAAGGGGCGCGTCTATGCGGGGTGAGCAAGTAATAGTGGTCGGTTGGATGCGCCGACATTTGACTCGTTTGCAGTGGAAGCCGGAAAAATGGGCGAGGGAGGCCGGTCTCGCGCCTACAACTGTCACTCGAGCGATGGACCCGAACTATAATTCGGTGAGTTCGGTGACCACCCTCCACGCGCTTGCGCGCGCTGCGAACTGCCCCTCTATCCTCGATTTCCTGGAAGGACAGGCGAACTTTGACCTCGCCTATCCGATTGTGACGGCGGCGCTCAAGGAGCTGCTCCCCGCGGTCGGCTGCCATCTCTCTGACGCGACGGTCGACGCACTTGGCCAGGCGATCGGCGACATCGTCGTCGGCGTGTCCGAGCAGGGCGACGGGCAACTCTCCGAGGAGATGGTGCGCGTGCTGGCGCGAGCTCAGCGAGGCAAGCTCCGGATGGTAGTTCCTTAAACGACTCGGCATAACAGTGTTCCTGTTCTGTTCTTGCCGAGTCGAATCCTACAATGCAAGAGGCATTTGCCTATTCCTTGCTAGGCAGCTTCCTGTCGAACTCCTCGAGCATGGCCGGCGACAGGCGGTAGCCACGGCCTCGCACGGTCTCGATCGCTTCCTCGCCGAGCTTCCCGCGGAGCTTGCAAATCATCACCGACACGATGTTGGACTCGAGCGTGTAGCCGCGCTCCTCGTCGAGCATTCCCTCGAGGCGGATCGACGACATCAGCTTGTCCCGCCGCTGATATAGCGAGCAGCAAATCATGGCCTCGGTCTCGGTCAGGCCGAAATGCACCTGGATGGCGTCGACCGTGTCCTCCTCGACCAGCTGGCACGCCTCGCGCTTCCAGTGTTCGACCTCGTGCTCGAGCTGCTCGATGCGATCGCGCAGCCTGGCGTTCTCGGCTTCGCTCCTGCGATAGTCGCCGAGGCAGTGAATTTGGACGGGCGCGTTCATCCGATTAGCTCCAGCAGCGGATCCGGCAGAAACTTGTCGACCTCGTTGCCCCACGCTTCCCAACCGTCGCGGCGGTTGCGCGCGAACATCTCGAGGAACGGGCCTTCGCTGAGGCGCTGGATGCGCTCGTACTGCGCGTCCGGCTTGCGGCTGTGCTCGCGCCGCGGCTCATAGATGACATTGTCGCCGGTCTCGAGGAGCTGCCGAACGCCAGCGTCGAGCCGTGACGGCTTCCCGCGGGTGAACAGGAGGCTGTACTCGACCTGCTTCCGGAACCACTTACCCATGCTGATCGGCCGCACGGCGGGGTCGTTCTTTCCGGTTTTCACCCAAACGAGGCCGTCGCTCTTGAAGGCGAAGCCCCAATGGCGACCGAGCTCAATCGCCTGGTCGAGGTGGCTGCCGATGACCCACATATGGAGGACGCAGTCCTTTGCCGCGACGTCCGCCACGGGCAGAGCGCGCAGCTCGTCCATGCTCATCACGTTGTAGGGCGCTTCTTCGGTGCGGTGCGGCGCGCTGGCCTTGCCGCCGTAGCTCACCCAAGCCCACGGCGGATCTGCGAGGATGCAGCCGAACGGTCCGGTCGGGAGCGACTGAGTCATCCCTGCCTCAGCTTCCACATCGCGCGGACGTTCAGCACGATGATGCAGGCTTCCATCACCGACAGCGACGGCAGATGCGCCGCGTAGCCGTAGTGGCTTGCGATGCCGATGATGAGAAACATGGCGGCGCCGAAGGTGCTGGCCAGGTACGCCTTCATCGGGCGACCGCTTCCGATCATCCAGTAGAAGGCCATCAGCCCGGCGAAGCCGAGCCATCCGAACCAGTTGAGGATAGGCAGTTCTGTCATCCGATAAGCTCCTGGATGTCGTCGCGCGGGAACGGGACCAGGAGGCCGCGGTGTTGCCCGTGCGGGTTGGAGTTCATGCGCTCGAGCGCAGCGACGCAGTCGGCGCCCCACGCGACGAGCATTGAGCCTGCGCCGGCGCCCGACTTGCGCTTCCGGCCAGTCTTTGAATCGCGCGTGACGGGCGGCTCGCCGGTCTCGTCGACAAAGCTGAGGCGCCCCGCGATGAGCAGGATTGCGTCAGCAGTCGCCGCGGTTTCGTGGAACCATTCGGTGTCGGTGCGCGCGAACACGAGGGCCAGGCCGCGGCGGTGCTGGCCCATGCGGCGGAGCCATTTCTTTGTCTCAGGACCGTAGGGCGGGTTGCACCAGATGCGTCCGCCGACCGGCCACGGCAGATCGAGGCCGTTGTCCGGCTTCGAGTAGAATTGCTTGGCGGGAATCCACGGCAGACCACCCTGCGGCGCGCACGGGTCTAGGTCGAACTCGAGACCGAGCTCGGCGAATATCGACGGCGGCGTGTACCATTCGACGGTCTCGCCATCCCACGGCTTCTCGTGGCCGAAGCCCGTTCCACCTGGCGCGCCGGCCGGAGCGGCGCCGCCGATAAGCGCCTCGATGTCGAGAACCTCGCTCATCCGATGAGCGCCTCGAGGTCAATTTCTTCGGCCAAGCGCTGCTGCTCGGCGCGGTAGAGACCTTCATCGACCGGCGAGTGGCCATCGCCCCAAGTATGGACGTCGACTGGCGAACCGCACATGCAGTAGCCTGTCTCGACCGACTCCCCGCGGAAGCGGTCGGCAACGGCGTACAGCTCCGCGCGGGTGACCTCGTCGCCTTCCGGTTCGGGGTCACCGTGCATCGGCTGGCGCGTCATCGGCCAGATGAGTTCACTGGCCGCTTCGACGAGTTGGATGGTCTCAAGCTCGCTGATGTGCGACGTCACCGGATGGCGGCGGAACAGGTGAAGCAGTTCCTCCTCGACCTCCTCGATGTGGGCGGCGAGGTAGCAGCACCGCTCGAACGGATCATGGGAGCCGCACGGGCAGTCCTCCTCCATCGGAGTCAGTTCCTGGTCGAGGTCGTCGAAAGCCTCCTTGAGGTCGCTGCGGGGCATCATCCGATGAGTCCCAGGAGGTCGTCGTCGGCGGTGTCCTCGCAGCGGTCGACGTAGTCGGACTCCTTGTGCGCGATATGCACCGCATCCGACGCGGCGCGCTCAGAGGCGCCGGCACGCATCCGCTCGAGCATCGGGCCGTAGCGGACGCGCAGAACCCTCGTGATGGCCTCGAGGCAGTCGCGGTCGTACTCGACCGTCCAACCCTGCCCCGAGTTCGCGAGGTTGGCCTGATGGCCCTTCTCGGCGCCGAACCAGACGTTCAGCCGCAGCTTCCCTTGGCCGCACGCGAGGCGCAGCAGGTCGGGAAGGTCGGGCGGGAAGGGCGCGCCGATGTTCACGGGCGCAGCACCGCGAGCGCTTGGCAGCCCATCCAGTTGCCGAGGAAAATCAGCGTGATGCCCATGCCGATGTACGGCGCGGACATGCTGATCGGCCAATAGCGATGCCGCAGCGCCGTCATGCCCTGAGACAGGCCGGAGCCGCCGAGGTACATGAGCGCGAGCGCCACCACGAGTTCGAGCCACGGGCTGTCCATCAGCAGAACAGCCACCAGAGCGGCCCGCCGAGCCAACAGGCGATGCCGAAATAGCCGAGGCCGTCCCCGACCCGCTTCCGGTTGCTGCGTTCAGGCTGGCGGAACGACACCACAGCGCCCGCGAATTGCGCGACGGCGCCGGTCAGCAGAGCCTCGCCGAGCATCAGATGACGATGCCGAGCGCGGCGCAGTAGGTGTCGAGGATAGCGTAGTGCTCCTGACGAGTGTGCGTTTCCATTTTCCGGATGCGCACGACCTGCCGCATGATTTTCGGGTCGTAGCCGTTGGCCTTCGCTTCCGCGTACACATCGCGGATGTCGTCCTGGATGCCCTTCTTCTCCTCCTCGAGGCGCTCGACGCGCTCGATGAAAAGCCGGAGCTGGTCAGGGGCGGTGTGGTTGTCACCGGATGGCATGATTCGATTCACTCCCTCAGTCGTTAACTCAACAAATTAGTGAGTTGGCGTTAAGCCGGTTCGAGCGCGTGCTGGCAGTTTTCACACCGCAGCGGCGGCTGCGCGAGCAGATTGTCGGTGAGGCGCTTGAACTCGTTGTCCTCGGCGCGATTCTGCTCGGCGCGCTGAATGCCCTTGCTGACCGTGCTCCGGTCCTTCGCATGAAAGGCCGTCGCAATCTGGTCGTCAGTCCAGTTCGGGAGCCGCTTCTTCACGACCCAAAGCGCAGCTGAGCGGACTCGTGCCGCGGTCGCGCGGCGCTCGTTCATCGCCACAACCTCAGAGTGGTTCGTTCCGCCAAAGGCCGCACAGACCTCGAGAATGATGGCGTCGACCGGCGAAGCGATCCCCTGCGCTCCTGCCCTTATGTCCATCTGAATTGCGATGTTGGAGGCCTGAGCTCGGAGTGTCACGGCGACCTGCTTTTCGCCTGCCACCTCGAAGGCATTGGCCTGGTCGTTCAGGTAACCCACGATGCTCGCGCGGTGGTCGAAGGCGAGATACTGGAGTGCTGCGGCATGGTGGATTGGCGAGTTCATAGGTTCCCTGATGGTCTGACGGTTTCTGTTCTTGCGACGGCAGCGCGATTGCGCGAATCACTACTTTAGTGACTTGACGTAAAGCTCGGCCACGATGCTGTCCAGCTCGTGATAGAGGTCGTCGAGGCAACCATCATTGTCGATGACATAATCCGGATTGAGCCGGTCGGTGCGCTCGCTGCCGTGGACGCCCCACATGATGCGGAAGCAACGGTAGAGCAGCTTGCCGACGATGCCCCACTTGAAGGCGGCCGGATGCGTTCCCTTGCGCCGAATGAGGATGGTGGCGCCGCCGATGCTGCGGATCTCCCGCTCCTCGTTGGGGAAGCGGACGCTGTCGTTCATCGGTCGCTTGAGCGACGCTACCTCATGCGCCCATAGACGCGCCCACAGGTCATCGTCGATCTGGTCGCGGCCCCACTCGGTGCCAATCGAAATCTGCGCCCATCGGCTCGTCACGCCGAGGCACGGAATCACCTCCTCCTTGAGGTCGCCGATCAGGTAGCGATCGATCAGTTCGTCATCCATGCCGAAGCGACGTAGGAGCGTGCGAAGCATGTCGCGCAGAGGCTCAGCGATGTGATGCCGCGTATACCCGTGACACCGCTGGAGGTAGTTCGCCGCCGTCGTTTTCCCCGTCTGCGCGAAGCCGCTCAGGCCGAGCGGCGGCATGGTGGCCTCGCCGATGTCATAGCGGTCGATGACTGTCAGAGCGTTCATTGATTCCTCTCCTGCAACCGCTCGCGGTGCCACTGGTTGAAAAGCGCCAGCTTGCGCGCGACGCGGTCGCTGACTCGGATGAGGCAGGGGTTGTGCTGCCGGACGAACAGGATTGCCGCCTCGAGGTCGTCGAGTTCGTCGGCGAGCCTGGTCGGCAGATGGCTGCCGTCCCAATGGTCGTGCCGTCCTTCTGCGCCGATGATTTTACCCGTCACCTGCTGGATGCGACCGAGCGCCTTGAGCAGGATGAGCTCGGGAAGGATGTCCGCGTTTTCTCCGGACTCCTCGAGGAGCTTCGACAGGCCAGGCCAAAGCTCGCCGCCGATGCTGAACTCACCGTGCGGGGCCGGCGCGTCCTCGTACAGCGGGCCGAGACCCTCCCGCTCGATCCGCTCGACCATCTCGGCGTAGCCCGGCGCCTCGCGGTTCACGGCGGAGAACTCGACTGCCTCGTCGATTGGCCTGTCGCTCATGCGTCACCTAGTACGCGGTCGAGTTCCGCCGCCGCTGCGCCGACAGCCTTGCCAAGCTCCTCGTTGCCGCGGTCGGCCATGTAGGCGCGCTGCGCGGCGCGGAGTGCTCGAGCTGCGTTCACAACCTCGCGGCGGGCAAGCACCTCGCGAGTGTTCGCCTCGAGCAGACTGTCGCGGCGGTCGCGCAGCTCCTTCAACTCCGTGGCGTAGGAGGCGAACAGATTGCGGATGAACTCCCGCACCTCATCGCTCATCGGGATGACGTCGCTTGGCTGCTGGTTCATCCCGAGCGCCGTGGCGGTGCCTGGTGCGAGACCGAGCGCATCGCGGAAGCGAGTCCACAGGCCAGCGGCGTCAACCGGACGGTCGCAGTTCCAGCGTCCCGCCTTGTAGAGGTCGACGCCGGCAGCCCGCAGCTCGCCGAGTTCGCAGGCAAGCGCGATAACCGCGTTCGCCCCTGGGAAGCCAGGCCCCATCCACTCCTCGCCGTAGCGGAGGATCCGCACCTGTTCGTTCTCGCGCATCAGCACGGTGTATTTGCCGCTGTCGACATCGACGCGGATGAGTTCATCGCTCATGCTTGCACCTTCAATCTGTGGAACGCTTCCATGACGCCGAGCGCCTGACTGACCGCATCGTCGAGCGCGTTGTGCTCGGTGCCGATGGGCGGGAAATCGCTGGTTGGGTCCATGCCCGCGGCCTCGAGGATCGTCCGGCAGTCGCGGGGCGAGCGGTAGTGCCACGGCACGGGAAGCCCGACCGCGCGGTACGCGGCATCGACGATGGAGCAGTCGAACTGCGGCCCATGCGCCCATATGCGCAGCTGCGTCTGGTCCTCGCGTAGGCTGGCCAACCAGACCCCGAACCGCTTCAACGCGATGAGGAGGTCGAGCTGCTTGTGCTCGAGCTGCTTCCGCGCGTCGTGCGACTGCTGCGCCCACCACTCCCGCGTGCTGGCGTCAGACGTCAGGCCGTAACCTGGCTGAGAGGCGACGTTCGCATAGAACTTGGCGCCGAGCGCGCCCTCCTCGGGCTTGAACTCGACCGCACCGATGGAGCGGAGGTGGCTGCCCGGCGTCAGGCCCCACGTTTCCGTGTCGAGCATGACATGAGTCAGCATGTCGGGAACCACTCGAGGTCACCGTTCTCAGCGACCTTTTGCTGTTCATATGGCGCGACGAGGCGGCGGTAGAACTCCTGACTCGCGCCCGAGAAGGCGCCCATCGCGGCGTTGAGGGTCTCGTAACGGAGGCCCTCCTGCTTCACGAAATCGGCCGCGAGCTTGCAGAACTTGTAGTTCAGCTCGCCGGCCGTGCGCGGGGCGCCGCCGTTGTCGAGCCGCTCGCGGTCCTCCTGGTGAATGTACGGCATCAGCTCGCCCCGAGCAGCGACATGACGCCGGCCATGATGGCGAGCGTGACGAGCGCGAGGATGGCAACGTGCCGACCCATGCTGTGCTCGCGCCAGCGGCGGTGCGGCTCGGATTCCTGCTGGTAGCGCCGACGCAGTTGCCGGACGGGGTCGGTCTGCACCTCCTCGACGAGGATCCGCTTCCGCTTATCGCCCGACTGCCGCCAGGTGCCGCCGACGAAATAGCCTTCCTGTTTCAGGTCGACTGCGAAGCCGACGCTATGCGCCGCGTCGATAATGGCGCGGATGAGTGTCGATTTCCCCGACCCCTGCCCGCCGCGGACGGTCACCTCGAGCTGATGCGCGCTCATACGAGGATGGCCTTCACGACCTCGAGCGCCTCCTCGAGCGTGGTGACACGGATGCCGATGGCCTCGGTGACCATGCCGTGCTCGTGGATGTTGCCAGGCTCCATGACGCAGACGATTGGAATGCGGCTGAGGTCGGCCCACGCCAGCTCCATCACCGTGCCGATGGACACCTTCTCGGCGCCGAGGAAATTGACGAGGATGACGTCGCAGCGCGTCGCGTCGAAGCGGTCTCGAGTCATAATCGAACTCGGCTGCGACAGGACGTTGACGGCGCCTTCGGCGTGGCAGTTCTTGCTGAACTCCTGGACGTCCTTGAGATAGTTCTTCGCCCGCATCGGCGAGAGGCCCTTGATGCCGGCCGCTGCCAACTGAGCGATGGCGTCGTCGCGCCACTCAGTCGCACCGGCGTAGTTCAATCCGGCGATCGGGCCGGCGAGATAGACGGTCGGCGCGCCGGGCAGAACCGCTGCGGCGGTCTCAAGTGCGGTCATTGCATTCATCCGATTAGCTCCATGAAATCGTCCTCGAGCGGCGCCGCTTCCGACGTCGGTTGAGGAGAAGGTTCGGCGAGAAGGATTGACTCGAGTCCGCGGGTGACGGGGTCGCCGCGCTCGATGGCGTCGCGATAGGCGGCGAGCGTCGCTTCGATTGGCCCCTGGCCCGTCCCGCGTCCGCAGAAAACCTGGATGAAGAAGCCGCGCGGATCCCGGTCGGCACGGAAGGCGATGCACTGATAGCCGCCGCCACGCAGCTTATCGGTGACATCGGCGTGGTCCTCTTTCTTCTTCTTGTCCTCGTTGATGGGATCGAGGTCGTCAAAGAACAGCCCGTCGCGTCCGCAGGCGCGGTTGAAATCGACAAACCGCTTGTCGCGGAAACAGGCTGCGACCAGCCCGTCCTTCCGCCAGAACATCCGGTTCCGCGACCGCCAACGCTCGCCCGCGACCATCAGAACGGCAGCTCAATCGTGCCGTAGCGACCGAGCAGCTCGTTCGTCGTGTAGGCGAGCCACATGACGGCGTAGCCTGGAATCATCGCGACGAAGCCGAGGAAGCCGACCAGCAGCAGCACGACGCTGAGAGCCTTGGCGAACGACCGGCTCATGCAGCCAGCTTCTGCTCGACTAGGTCGATGAGGGCGCCGACGCTATCGAGCATCGGGTTGTCGACCTCAGCGTCGGTGATTTCGATGAGGAACGTGTCCTCGAGCACCATCGCGAGTTCGATGCGGTCGAGGCTGTCCAAGTCGAGGTCCTCGACGAGGCTGCTGTCGCGGTGTGCTTCCTTGCCCGACTGCTGCTCGCAGACGGCGATGACTCGGTCGGCTATGCTCATGCTGGAACCCTCCCTCTGTCGATGTGGGAGTGGTATTCGCGCCAGTGCATGAAGCCGCTGGCGAGCCAGAATCCCCACTCCCGAACCTTCGGGCCGGTGACGAACAGAGTGATCGTCCCGACCTCGATTCCCGTGATGGCGTGGCGCTCCTCGGCGCTGCGCATCACAATGTCCCCTGCGCTCCGCGTGTCGGTGCGGCGCCCGTCCAGCGACCAGGATTGCTCGACGTACTTGCCGTGAAGGACGCAGCTTGCGTTCGCCCACGGGTGGTCGTGCAGATCCTCGGTGTCGTCGCGGATGAAGCGATGCAGGTAGATGTTCTCGATACCGCTCTGCGGATTCTTCCGGAGCAGATGCCACCGCTCCATGTACGGCTCGCGCCGAACGCCGCGGTGGATGACCTCGTCAGGGCCTGACTGCCGGATGACGTCCATGCAGTGCTCGAGCGCCCACTTGCGGAGCGGCTCGGGGATGGTCTGAGCGTAGGCCTGCAACATCGGCTTAGGCCGCGGCGGCGCCGCTGTGGTGAGCCGGATTGACGGTCGGCTGCGGACAGCCTGGCCCGCTGCGGTGCGCCGGAACCGGACGCCCCTGCCCCCTGTCGGGAGAGATTGCTGGCGCGCGCCGCGCGTGCTTCATCGCCTCGTTGTGGCTCATCCCTGCGCCGAAGGCGGCGAGGAACACCTTGTTGCGGTATCTCGAGATGAACACCGGACCGCCGATGCCGCGGCCCTGGTCGTTGAGCTTGCCGCGCGTGCATTGATCGTACTGCTGCTGCATCCGCTGCCGAGCGCCGCGGCGACCCTTGCTCGGGATGCCGTAATAGGGGTCGTGCTTCTTGTAGTGCTCGGCGGACATGAACTTGCGCTTGCCGTGTCTGCCGCCCTGGCCGACCGGAGGCCCCTGCGGATTGTCGATACCCCGCTGCACCTGCTCGGCGATGTTGACTCCCATCGCCGCGGCGGCTGCCAAGGCGACCTGTGTCAGTGCTCTCATTTCTCTGTCCCCTTCCGGTTCCGATTCGATGGACTCAACCGTAAGTTGATTCACTCAACCGCGCAATAGGGAAATCAATAAAAACGTGAGTTCCGTCATCCCGTAGGCGGCGTTGCCGGATAGGCGAGGTTCAGCAGCGCCTCGGTGTGGTCGCAGCCGCATCGGGCGCAGAGCAGGACGAGATAACCGTTGTCGAGCTTCGCGATGAGCGCCGGTTCGTGGCAGTCATTGCAGACCAGCCAGCACCAGGGCGCATTGTCGTTGGCTCCTCGAGGTCGAGCGGGCAGACGAATCAGGCTCACCCTCAGTCGCCGTGCGTTGACGGCCAGCCGTTCGCGTGGCCGAGTTCGTGGCACATCAGCACGGCGTATGGGTCGAACTCGAACTCGCAGGGGTTCGGCATGGTGATAATGGAGCCGAACACACTGACATGCGTGCAGGCCAGTCGCTTGAATCCGGCCGGCGCCGCAAAGTCGCGGCAAGCGTGGTCGATGAGCGGCTGCTGCTTGAAGGTGACTCGGATTTCCTTGTCGCCGCGGAAGCGCAGCGGAGGCATCCCGTCACTGGCGATCGTCGAATGGGCGGCGACCGCGGCGGCTGCTGCGATCACCACCCCGAGCATCAGTATTTCTTGCCGTCAGCCTTGCGCCGGTTCTCCGGCTTGTGGTCGGCGCGGTTCTTGTTGAACTCGCGCTTCTCGGCGATCGCGGCTGGCACGTTGCACCAGCTCATTTCTCCGATGGCATAGATGCGCAGCAGCGCAGCTGCGATGCGCACCTCGAGCGCTAGGCGGTCGGTGATGACCTTGTCGAACGAGCTCTTGCGGTCGCCCTCGAGCGCCTTGGCCAGTTCCTTCACGACCGGCAGCAGTCCGACATTGAAGCTGAGCCGCTCGGGATCCCCGAGCAGTTCGTCGGCGGCGCCGCCGATGTCCAGGTCGCGCGACCCGGCGATGTCGAACAGCCGGATGGCGGCGTCGGCCAGCTCCACCTCGAAGCCAGCGCGGTGCGGCAGCTTGTCGTCGGGACGACCGTCGATGGCGTCATGCGCCTCGTCGATTTCCGTGACCGTCAGCATGAGCAGCTCGCCCATGTTGCGGTTCAGCCGAACGCCAGTGGCGAGGTCGTTCCACCAGCCCGCCGCCACGTTGTCGGCATGGATGGAGTCGGCCAGCGCGTTGAACGTGTCGACATGCTTCATCAGCTTGAGGCGCAACTCGGCGTCCTGCATCTGGTCGGCGGTGGGGTTGAACAAAAACGGTGCGTTCACGCGGCAAGCCTTTCCTGGTGGGGTAGGAGCCAGGTGTAGCCACGGCCCCAAACTGTCGGGATGCGGTCGAACTCGGGGTCGACCTTTCGGAATTTCGCCCGAAGGCGGCAGATGATGACGTCGAGCTGCTTGTCCTCGCAGTCCTCGTCGAGCACGCTGATGAAGAAGGCGACGCGCGGGACGAGCTTGCCGGCGCGGATGATGAGCAGCTCGAGCACCTCGAATTGCTGCTCAGTGACGGGGATGTCGACACCCTGGTACGCGACCAGTTGGAACTCGCGATTGAGTCGAAGGTCGCCAAGCTCCACGATCTTGTTGCCATCGTCGATGACAGAACCGCAGCAGTCGCAGGACCTGATGCCGATGTGTCTCATCCGCCGTTGCTCATTGCCGAATCAACTCCAAGTGTGCGACTCACTAAATAGTTGATTTAAGCATCGACTGACAAGACGGCAAAATCTCTTTTTAGCGCCTGCGCCACCATGTGCTCCGTGCCGCGACCACCAGGGAAGGCAATCACCAGCTCCGGCGCGCCTTCGATGAGCATACGCAAGTTTCTCCGGTAGCCCGCCGTCGCATCGTAGAACCCGAACTTGCCGCGGCGGATCTTCGCGCCGGGCAAATCGAGGTTGTTCCAGTCGGCCGGATAGGCTGACAGCGGAATCCCGCGGCGCCCGGCCCACTCAGCTGCGAGGCGATCGGCTCCGCGGCAGTCGCCGTGCATGAGCTCCTCAATGCCGACGAGCGAGTGAACCAGCTCGAGCGCCTGGTTGATACGGTCGCGGTCGCGATACTCCCGCCCGCCGCAGACCGCTACGCGCATGGCGATTTCTCCGGCTGGTGCAGCCCTGTTCCGCCGCATTCCTCGCAACCGTCCATGAACAGCTTGCTGCCGCGGCAGCGTCTGCACGAGGTGTCTGCCTCCCACAGTTTGAGGTCAGGGCCACAGGGTCGACCAGGCCGCGTGAAATCGTTGGTCGATCGCCCGAAGCTGGTCTCTTGAAGCGACAGAGGGTGGCCGCAATAACAGCCGTCCATGTCGGCGCCCCAATGCTTGCATCCGCCGTCGGTGTCGCCGCGGTAGCACTGGCGCTTATCCATCAGATTTCTCCGACCGGATGCGCGACAAGGCCTCGCGCAGATCCGCGAGTTCCTCCTTGGCATCGTCGTACTCACCCTCGTCGATGAGGATGCCGATGCGCTCGAGAGCGTTGCCGGCGAGCGAGCAGAAATTGTGGACGCGGCCTTCGACCTCGCGAGCGCGCAGCTCCGCCATCGCCGTTTCGAGGCTCATGCGGATTTCTCCGGTTCCGCGCGGCGAAGGTACTCGAGTCCGTAACGGTTCACCTTCCACTCCGACACGTTGCCTGAGCAACCTGGTGCGTGCCGACGCAGGATGAGACCTGCCTGGTAGGCGTGCCGCAGTGCATTGCTGATGGATTGGATGGATGCGCGGATCCCGCGGTTGCCGCCAACCACCATCTGGAGGTCGAGCGCACGGTGCCACTCGTTCGGATCGATCGCCAGCTCGCGGATGACGTCGAGCCGAGAGGTGCCGAAGCCTACGTCGATGCGCTCGCTCACAGCGCACCTGTCCATTTCAGGATGTAGATGGCGAGCACGATGCCGGCGACGAACCCTGCGCCCCCGAGCACCGAGTCGACGAGCCGGGTCAGCCGACCCTCCTTCGCTGGCGGTGTCATGCCGCTGGTTTCCCGAAAATCTCGGGATGGTCGTCGAAGGCGCGGAAGCTGAACATCTCGATGACGCCTTCCGGCTCGTCACCGCGCTGCCACTTGCCATGCGCCGTTTCGATCATCTCGGCGGTGATGCCGGAGTAGCCGAACTCGACGAGCGATTTGGCCTGGGCCTCGAAGCCCTGCTCGAGGATGGATTTCTCACCCATCACGCCGCCTCCAATGCGAGCTGTGGGCGCCGCGGCCCCGAGAAGAACACAGGCGTCGGCGCAGGTCCGCGTATGGTGGCCTCTGCGAGCGGCATGGCGGTCGAGCAGAACGCGCACTCGGCGCTGACCCTGCCGATGAGCCAATGCGTCCGACCGCAGCCTGGACAGTGGTTCACCTCGTGCTCGCGGTACAGCGGAGCATAGCCGCGCTTTCGCGGATTAATTTCTTTGGAGTCCATTTCTTCGATACCCCTTTGTTGACTAGACGCGGATGGGGTAGCGCCCTGCACGATTGCAGTCAACCAATAGTTGAGTGCAGCGATTTCTGGTTGACTTGGGGAACCGAATCGCGGACAAGCAGTTTCAGCGACACGGCGTCAGCCCCCGACGCCCGCACGCCGCGGCAGCTCCGTCGCCCCTATATGGAGCTGCCGCGGCAACTCCCGCTAAGATTTCTCCGGTCTATTTCTCCGGAGTCAGATTTCTCTGGTGCAGATTTCTCTGGTCTGCTGCACGCTTGCAGCTGGAAGCCGATGACGCTATGCGCTCGAGCGGGCGCCGTTCGGCTTAAACCTGAGCAGAGGTGTCACCGCTTGCAATCGCAGCAACCGGACGGCGCCGCCTTACTGACCTGAGTCGATTCTCCGGTCGCTCGCCTCGAGCGCGGCAACCGCGTCGATCGCTCGAGCCTGGTCGGGGCCGATGGAACAGCCGAGCGCCGCGAAGCGCCGCGCAAGCTCCCCGCGTTCCCGCCAGCCGCCGAGCTCACCCTGGAACTGGTACAGCAGGGCGCCCGTTGCCGTGCTCCAGGCGAACGGCTCCGCGCCCGTGTACCCGCCGAGTCCGTTGCGAGCGTTCACCGTGCCACAGACAGCGCCGCCTCGGCCGCGCGACATCGGGCCGAACCGCGCGCTTTGCGGATCCCGCAACTGGTCTAGGATTGCAGCTCGAGCCTGGACGAACTCAGGCGGCGCGGCTGGCGTTTCCTGCTGCGGCGCCGCGGATCTGCACGCTGCCGGCAACAGCAAAAGCAAGGCGAAACGGACTCGCATCGGACGCGCTCCTAGCCGTCGAGCGGTTAAGGCCAGGTAACGACGGCGGCGCGCCTTTCCCCTGTTCCGAGCGCGCGCCGCCGCCTGGTCCGCCGTTCGCATGGTGAACCGCCGCGCCGCTTTAGCTCAGCTGGCGGACAAAAGAAAAGGGGCGCCGGAGCGCCCCTCGAGTTAGTTGACGGGCCGGAGCCGCGCTCAGCTTTTCCACGGGTAAAGCATGATTGCGAGGCAGCCGAGAATTATCGAAATGAACAGCGGATTCCACCGTGCGAATTTCCGCCGAGACTCGGCCCGTTGTTCCGGAGTCGTCATGGCGCAACTCATTAAGCCGAGCACAATGATTAGGATTAGCGGTGCAACAAACATGGCCGCTCCCTTACCGGAAAAACAGGGCGTCGGGATAGTCGACTAGGACGGCGTCCTTAGCGGCTTCGCGGCTGCCGTCGCGCCACCAGTTAGGGAAGCGCGCGGCAAATTCGGCGTGGCCAGGCTCCCCGATTGGAACCCCGCCTCGGCGCTCGAACGCTTCCGTTCGATCATCCGGCCATATGCGCACCGTCATAAAGTCACCCGCGCCGTTGAACGCCTCGAATAGCTCCCCGCCATGTCCCCAATAGGCGCCGCCCGAGTCATAGCCTCCGGAGTCGAGCCGCACCTTGCGGAGATGGAATCGGGTATCGGCGGCGCGCGCCTCGAGCGTTTCCAGCTCCTCGCGTGCGGGAGCTAGGAGCGACTCATATCGGGCAAGCGCATCCTCGAGCGTAGCGAACGGCGCGCCCTCCCTGCCGTACATATGGGAGTCTGCCCCGCTGCGATAGCTTTCCAACTGGCGCTCGAGCGACTCCACCTCTTTACGGGCGGCGGCGCGCAAGGCTTCCGCGCTGCGATCGCCGCGGCCCATGCTGGCGCCGCGCGTGCGGTCGCCCATGTAGCCGCGGTCAGGCGTTGAGCATGTTTCCAGGGCGCGCATTAGTCCGCCTCCCCGCTCAACTCGAGCTGGCCAAGCGTGCGCTCGAGCCGTTCCGCGCGGTTGCGGAAATAGTCCGCCGCCTGCGCATAGGCTTGCCGCAACAGGTCAGCAGCCTGGACGAGTCGACCGGAGCGGGCAGGGCCGCTGAACCCGTCGAGTCCGCTCAGCAGCCGTTCGGGCGGCACGCATCCGCAACAGAGGTAAGCAACCGCTAAATGGTCGCTCAAATCCATTCCGCCGCCCGTCAGTGCAATGCCATATTCGGGCGTATCGGACGCGAACTCCGGCCCGAACGGGTTATGGCCTTCGCCGAACTCAACTAGGGTACAGGCTCCGGCGTAGCGGTCGATTAGCCGTGCGGCTTCCTCGGCTGATGGCCCGCCGTAGGCAAGCGACACCGGCCAAGCGTAATTCATAATCGGGAAAAATTGGTCCTTCCATTCGTCGCACTGGTCAGCTTGCTGCCATTCGTCCGCGTGTTCGTCGGTAAGCTCCGCCTCAACGTCGAACGCGGTTTCGGGATCGAACGCGGAGTCGTCGGCTTCCGCTTCCTCGCGCGCCGTTTCGAGCCATTCCGCGAACAGGTCCGGCGCCTGTTCCTTTACGGTCGCATAGGTAGCGGGCGGAATCAGGACGTCATATTCGTCGCCGTCCTGATAGAGCTCGCGCCAATCTATCCACGCGGACTCGGCGGTAACGAACTGGAGTGAAAGCCCGTGTTGCGGGGCGCTCAGTGTCGGTTGTGTCATGGTTGAAGGTCCCTTTTTTAGTGAGTTGAATCAGGCGGCGCAATTCCAGGGAACGGCCCGCTTGTCGCTTGCCGCCAGCTTTGGGCGGGCAATCTTTTCGAGCGTGTAGGATATGGCGCGCTCGAGCGCCGCGGAGCCGTCGCGCGGTCGCGCTAGGTACTCCGCCGCCCCGTCGATTCCGGCGCCCTTCACGGCAATGAATCGACCGTGCGCAGTGTCGCGGAACTCCGCCGAAAACAGGCAATAGAGGTTCGACGGCCAGGCCGCGGCCCATTCGCCTTGCACGCGCTCAGCTTCCGCGGCGTCCGCAGTCGAAACGACTAGCGAGTCCGTCGCGGTTGTCAGGTTATGCACTTGGAACAGGGTTTCGTTACGCATCGGAGTCCCCTTCTAAAAGCAAGTCGACTAGCCGTTTCCTCGCATTCGCGGACGGCGTCCCGATCGCCGCGGGTTTCCGCGTCGAACAGCTCCGCACGGATGGCCTGACCTTCCGCGCCGTAGCGATATGAGTCGAAGGCGGGCGGGCGCATCATGCGGCCTCCGCAAAAGGCAGCTCGGGATCCGGCGTCGGTTCCGGCGTGCGGTCAAATACCCCGCGGCAACCGTCGCGCTCCGCATTGCAGACTCCGCGCGGGCTAGTGGAATACGGGCCGAACCGCTTGCCACGTTTCCAGAAATAGAGTCCGCAGTCGACGCGGTCAGGTTCATAGTCGAGAGACCGCGCGAGCTCCGGCCAGGCGCTCGCAATCTGTTCCTCTGTGGCATCCGGAAACCTGACCGGATCGACGTACAGGAGAAACCCCTCGCGAGCGCCGCCCGTAAAGTGCGACTCAATCTCGGCTTTGGTTAGAGGTGGCGGCGGAGTGTCGTTCCATTCCACCTCCTCGAATATGACTCGGCCCGTGTTTTTGAGCGTTTCCCATTCATCCTCGAGCGCGTAATTGGGAAAGGCGAACATGGGCGTTCCCCAAAGGACGGGCCGCTCCCCGTTGTCCGGATATTCGATTCCGTCCGCGTCGATTATGAAGGGGCAGGAACACAACCAGGCGTCCGGCGCATCATCCGCGGCGACTATCTCATAATAGTCGCGGAAGGCCTCCATCAGCTCAGACTCGGCGTAGTAATGGCCGCTGCAAGCGTTGGGCCGCTCCGCCCGCCGATAGCATTCCGCCAGCGCCGCCCGCCCCTCATTTGAGGCGGTGATAATCAGGCGCTTGCCCGCCTTATCATGCTTTGCGTTGAACATATGAACTCCCTTTTTTAGTGAGTCGCTTCTAGTCAACCGCGGTTGCGCAAGTCAACCGTTAGTTGACTTTAGAGCAAATCCTCCATTCGGCAGGCGAGCCGTTCCGCAATGACGCGCGCCCTGCGGACGTCCAGCGGCGAGCTGCCGGCCTCGAGCTTCGCGAACCCTTGCTTAGTGACTCCAATCCAGGCGCCAGCCTGTTCCTGCGTGAATCCGGCCGCCGTGCGGCGCGCCTTCATTCCGGCCAGCGGTGGCAGCTCGAGCGAACGGCTAGGCATCGCGGCTCCGCTCCCCGTTTTCCTCGAATCGGTACTCGTTCGCACGGATCGACTCGTCGACCGACTCATCGCTGTTCTGGTCCTCCCATGCGGACTCGAGTTGCCGATATATCCAGCGCGCGAACGCTCGCAGCTGGTCAGTCACCTCCCTCGCATCGGCGTCGCTTACCTGGGCGCCGTCGCTCCGCTCCGTTTCGACGTTCATTGCGTATTCGTGGACGCTGTTGCCGGACGTCCGGACTCGAGCGGTCAGGCGGTAAAAGTTCCGGCGCTGAACAGCGGCCAGGCGGTCAGCAATTTCGTGGAGCCGTTCATCCTGCGGAGCATAATCGCGGATCCGCGCTGGCGCTCGAGCTGCAAAGGAATAGCTCCCCTCCCATGACGCGCCGTCGCCTTGCGAGCTAAAGCCGCTCCACCATATGTTTGCCTCTGACCGCGTCCCGCCGCCCATGAGTCGAACGTCATGGCGGTCGAACGTGACTCCGATGATGGCAGCAACCCGCTCCCAATCGTCGCGATCCTCGAGGAACTCCGATGGCAGCCCTTCGCGGAACCATTGCCGCGCGGTCTCTTTCGCCGCGGGGTTGAGCTCGTCGAACAGGTAAACCAGTTTCGTGATTGTCTCGGGCATTGGAACTCCCCTTTTTAGTGAGTCGGCAGCGCCCATTCGGGCGCTACGCCGTCGAACAGGAAGGCTTTGCAATCCTCTGACATTGCCAGGGCGGCGGAGCCGTCATCCTGTTCCGGAACGTCAGAGTCGATCAGGTCGCCGCGGGCGTCGAACTCGAACCAGTAATGGCGCGACGTCCGCAGCTCGGAGCACGGCCAGCGGCTGTTAAACAGCGCCACCTCCGCCCGTGAAACGATAACCTTGCGCGGGTTTCCGCTGAATATCTGCGGCATCTGAACTCCCCTTTTTAGTGAGTCGCGGCGTAGCCTGGTGCGCGGTTGTCAGTCAACTAATAGTTGACTTGCGCACCTAGCCCGCCAACTCCGGAGTCGTTTTCCTGAGTCGAGCGATCGCGACGCGGTACGGATGGCGCGCGGCCTCGCCTTTGTCGGCCAACGCGCCTTCATCTAGGAACCGCTCCGCAAGCTCTAGCACTAGCTCAAGGTCAGAGGTGCGGCGCCGCGGCGGCTTCGATTCGACGTAGGCCGACTCGTCCAACTCAATTTCGATATGGACGGTTGCAGCGCTGTAGTGCTCCGCCGTTTCGATCAGCGCGCGGACGATTCGGCCTTGCGCAGCTTCATCGTCGACTCCGTTGCGCGGCAACCGCTCGAATCCATTGGCGAGCAGATCCAGCGCCTGGTCGTCGAGTCGAAGCGCCGTCATGCTTGCACCTGGATGACAACGGAGCCGCCCGCCTGAACGGACTCGAGCTTTGCCATTAGCTCGCGCGCCTGCTGATAATCGGAGTCGGCCCATTCTTCGCAATCGGCCCCGACCTCGAGCGCGCCGCCCATTAGCTCAGCCTGGTGCGGCGTGATGCAAAGCGCCGCTGTAGGTGCGGGGTTAGCGTCTAGGTCAGCCGCAGCAAAAGCGTCGTTAGCCGCACCCCGCACCTGGATTCGGTCGCCTTCGCCAGTTGGCCCCGTGCGTAACCAATCGACCGGACTCACCTGATAGGCGAATCCGTCGCCTAGTGTGTCGGTCAGATAGTCGCAAACGTCGCCGGCAACGGCGTTCGCTTCGCCAGCCTCGAGCGCCGTTGCGAACGAATAGAACGGGCGCCCGTTATGCGTGAAGGTCGCCACCTGAATCAGGTTCATCGGATTGCCTCCATTGCTTCGTTGAAGTCGCCCGCCCGGTTGGCGGACAGAGTGTCTAAGTCGCGCGCTTCGATTGCTATGGCGTCGCAATGACAACCCGCACCGCAAGGCGCGCCCCATGCAAGCCAACGCTGTCCCCGCGAGTCGCAGACGAGTCGAACCCAATGGCCGCGCCCTGGAATCGGGTCGCTGGTCTCGGATAGCTCGAGCTGCAATCGTTCGTCGGTTACCGCGTGGCGCGGCGTGAAGATTCGGGCGTTGTCGCTCATGCTTCGTCCCCTTCCTTTTTGTCGCCGCGCTCCCATGTCACCTGGTCGCGCTTGTTCACGACTGCGACGCGCCTGAACGCGCCCGTTCCCCAAAGCAGCTTTGCAAAGGCCTTCGCATCGGCGGCGAAATAGAGCCGCGGCGCGAACCAACCGTCCTGACCGGACGGGTAGCAATAGACGCTGTTTTCCACGGTCAGGCCTCGCATTCGATCTGGTGACGGATGATTGAGGCGGCGCGTTCATAGGCCTCCGCGCTCGCTTCTAGCTTCGCCTGGTGCGACGCCTTTTCATCCGCCGATGTGTTGACGGGATAGCAGGGCTTAACGGCGCGCGTTTTCGCCGCGCGTTCATCTAGCTCCGCTGCGATTGATTCGAGTGTTGCCGGAAATGCCATTCGGTTTCCCCTTTTCAGTGTGGCGCTCAGAAATGGCGCGCTATGATGTCAAACAGGCGGGCGGCGCTCGCTTCCGGCAACTGCGCAAAAGCGCGTCGCACCTCATCCGCCCGATTGGGATTGCACTCCGAGTCGTACTCGGCTGCGAGCTTGGCGGCGGCATCCTGGACGCGCTCGGCTTTGCTTATTTCCGCGACGCGCGCGGTGGAGTCGGCGATAGCCTGGAATAGGTCAGAGCCGTCATCATCGCGCCGTAACTCCAGCGTCGGTTCAGCGCCGCCCTTGCGCCAAACAGTCAGAAGCCAATCGTTCAGGCGCGGGCTGCTGTTGCCCGTGCTATCCGTGGCGATCGACAGCGCATGAGAGTCGGTTAGTTGCCAGGTGCCGTTCGTCGCGTTCGGGCTGAATCCCGCCTCGCTTAGGGCGCGGTTCACGCGGCGCGCGTCGCGGTTCGCTTCATCTAGGCTGTTCATCTCATTTCCCCTTTGACTCGTGAGGCTCAGGCGTCGCGGTGGCGCGCAAGTAGCGCGTCGACCCGCTTGCAAATGTCGTGAAGGGGCGGAGTCGTACCGTTGGACTCCGCGTGTCGCCGAAGCTCGGCTAGGGCGTCGCGCATCTCCAGCGCGTCCGCCATAAGCGCGATGCTTTCGAGGTGAACCGGATCGTGCCGCTGGTCGACATACCGACTCTCGTTCAGGTATTCGATTAGGCTGCCGTCCGCGTCGCGCAGCGCAAAGCCGCTGCAATCGTCGCGTTCCTTCAACTCCCACGGGCCTGGTGCGGCTTCCCGAAACTCAGTCATCTCATTTCCCCTTTGTGTCTCAGTGAAGGTTCAGCGCCCTGACCGTCGCCGCGATGCGTCGGCGGAACAGAGGCGGGATTCGGTCGCGGACGTCGAGCGTCGCAATCATCGCCGCAACGGCGCGTTGATCGCTTGCCCGCTCGAGCCTGGATTGCAGGTCGCGGCGCATCTCAGCGGCGCGCTCCCCACGCGACGACTCCGAACAGAGTCGCCAATAGCGCCAGCGTCGCGGCACAATCGGCGGCGCCGCTCAAAGCCACACCGTTGCGCGGTCGTTTGAATCGACCGTGACTCGCGGCTCGGGGTCGACGTCGATGGCGGTCAGGTGACGCGCCTTCGCAATCGTCCACGCATCGGACCAGAGCTCTAGCTCGGCGTCGCTCATTCCGCCGTTTCCGGCTTCCTCGCGTTCGCCGATGCTGTTGCCCGTGACCGCCTTAAATGCGGCGTCCATCACTAGGTTAGCGTCGCAAAAGTCGTGCGAGTGACAGATGGCGGGGTTAGTCTGCGCAGCATTGCGGCGGCGCATCTCGGCCCATTCGTCGGCGGTCAGCGCGTGGCGCAACCCTTCGGCGAACTTGGCGGCTATGGCGGCGGCTTGCGTCACAGCGTGCGCTCCTCGACCTCAACCGACTCGAGCGTGACAGCCGTCCCCTGCGGCGTGCGGTCAGGCTTGCCGATGAAGCGGCGCAACCCGTTCGCGCAATTCTCGGCCATCGGGCGGCGCGGCTGAGGTGGCCTATAATCACGGCGCTCGGTCGAGCCGTCCGCATGGCGCCAGATACCGACAACCTGAAACGGCTTAGGCATTGCGGCTAGGCGCTCGAGCATTGCAACTGTGTCTGTCATGGTGATGCGGTCCCTTATTTAGTGAGTTGCGCTTACATCGGAAGCGCGTTGTTCACCGCGCCGAACACATGCGCGACATAGGCCCACGCCTGACCCGCGACGTACAGCGCGAGCACTGCGGCAGCGGCCTTCACTGCGAAGCCTGAAACGGTGCGGCCTAGAATGCTGTTCATGTCCATTGCGACTCACTCCCTTTGTTGATTCGACGGTAGCGATTCGCGCGGCCAAGTCAACCATTAGTTGACTGCCTCAGCTGCAAAAGTTGAGTCCGGTTGCCGCACTGGAAGCGCCTCGGCTGGCGCCAGCTGCCGGCCTTGCTCGGCTGGCTCGAGGTGGCGCCGTTACCCCGCCTGATCGTCGCACCTCAGAGCTCGAGCTGCATGGGACAGCGCCGCCCTGGTTGCCCTTCCGCAGGCGCTGCCTCTGCATGGGACGTCATGGGACAGCATGGCACTGCATGAGACAGCGGCACGCTCGAGCGCTCGAGGCGGCGCTACTCTGTGGCACTGCATGGGACGTCATGGGACAGCATGAGACAGCGTTGCATTGCTGGCCTGGTTTGCGTCGGCACTCCGCAGCTCGAGCCTCGCCGTAGCCCGTAACCTATTGAATCACGGGTCCTTCTTGGCGATTCACGGCCGGGCGGGTGGCGCTGAGCCGGGATTCTGGAGTGTTTTCAAAAGGCCTATTAGGACATAGTGACCTGAGACAGCATGGGACTGCATGGGACGTCGGATTTCAGCCCGATCCCGCAGAACAACTGAGGCGGTTTTGGTTGTCGCTTGGTTGTCGGTTTCAGTTGTCGCGATTTTCGGCGAATTTCTGCCGTTTTCTGCTCATTACAACTGGAACAACCCTCTCTGACTAGGAAACTATATAAATTCAGGGAGAAATGCCGAGGGCAATGAAATGGTCGAGCACCGAGGCCGAAAATCACGCCGAATTAGCCCCTGCGGGGAAAAGTTATACAAGGAACGTGCGTTGTTTGGTTGCTGCCGCTCAAAAATGGCGGATTTCTAGGCAAAACGACGCAACAACCGACTTTCTGCGCGACAACTGAGAGTAGCGTCAGTTGTTTTTAGGCGCCGATCCGCGCGATCGTGCTCCAACCGTTGCTCGAGCTGCGAGGTCGCCGCGAAATGCTGATACGGTTCGGCAACCGCGGCGTTTTTGCGGGCGGCGGCTCGAGATACATCCAGCAAATATCAGGTCTCCCGTTCACCTCGGGAGTGCGAGACCAGAGCTCAGGGTCGAGCCAAAAAGCGGTGCAACCAGGCTCCCACGGGGACGGCAATTCGAGGTGTTTCGGCCGCGGCAGCTCGGCCGGCTCGGGCTTCACCTTCGGCGGCGGCGGAATGAGGAATCGGCCAATGTCAATTAACAGCGCAACAATGCTGCGCGGACGCGGCCAGGGCGCCGGATCGGAGTAAGGGTTCGGCTCACCTCGAGCGGCCCATCCGAGCTTCGGCGGATGCCGACCTTCCATCCAGACGCGGTAACAGCCGCCGAAGCAGTCGTTGATGTTCTCGTCCACCCAAAACCGCTGACACCGCTCGCAGCCCATATAGCCGAGGCCGCAGTTGTGGAGCTTCCGGCCGCACGCCGGGCAGTGCATGGAGCGGAGGATCTGCGCGAAGGCGTCATAGTTCATCGGCAGACCGCGGCGGGCGTCCCACTGGCGGCGCCGGCGCTCGAGATTGGATAGCAGTCCCATGCTGCCGAGTTAGAGCGCAAAGTTGAGGTCGTCAATTCTTAGTTGACTGGCGGTTGAGTCGCACATATACCGATTCGCAGGTCATGGCACTGCTTCCACCGACTACCCTTCGGGGCCGGACACAGGGAGCTAGGTCGACGCGGTACACCCGGCCCTAGAGGACGGGGACTCCGGCAGCTCTCCCCAGGCCACAAGGGAGCCGCACAACGCCGCCGCGGGGTTTTCCCCTTTCCCCGCGGCGGCGCCATGAGTTTCAGAGGTGAGCCTCCCCACGGTGTCGTCATGGTCGCCGGTTCCGGGCTTACTGCCGCCCACGGGGACAAGCGGCAGGCTGTGTTCGGCCAGTCAATCTATGGTGACCGCACGGGCGCCATTCGACCGAACAACCCGTTGCTTCCGTCCGCGGTGGAAAGGCTCAGCGCCGACTCCCGCGACGAGGTGTCGGCGGGCCTTCGGGCCGGGCAGTGACGGGGATTAGCAGCCTTCCGGCATCGAGCAGGCGAAGGAACCTCCCACGCCGACAGACCTCATCAACCGATGACGTCGATTTCCTCGTCCGCATCGAGGCGCCGATAGGTGCGCTGCGGGCCGTACTCGCCACAGTTGCGCGTGCCGATCGCTTCCCATCCAGCCATGTTCGACATGACGCGCCCGAGCGCGAGCTTCTTGTCGCGAGGATAGGCCTTCAAGTCGCCGCCGAGGCACTTGACCCAAATCTCCGGCAGACAGACCTTGTCGCGGTAGCGCGGCTGGTCGTCGGCATCGAAATCCTCGTCCAGGCTGCCCGTGATGATGGGCTTGCGGAGCCATTCGCGGATGATGCCAGCGTACTCGTCGTCGAGCGTGTGCTCGCGGCGCGACTCCTGTAGCTCGCCGGCGATGCGCTGCGCTTCGGGGTCGGTCAGGTACAGCGGCAGCTCGCCATACGGCTGCGCGGCGCGCATCTCGCGATATTTCGCGAGCGCCTCGGCCCACAGCTGGTCGATCTCCCTGATGAGCCGGTCGGTGTCGATGCTCTGAACGTGACACGGCATCGGCCAGAAGCGCCGGCCGCCAGTATCGTCCTTGAGGTACTCGCGGTCGTTCGTCGAACCGATGAGAATGCACTGGCGCTTAAAATCGACCGCGCGGCGAGCATAGGCCAGGCGAACACGGTCGGTCGTGCGGCTCAGGAAGGCCTTGATGGCGCGGACGTCCGCCCGAGCGAAGCCGGACAGCTCCGGAAGCTCGAGAATCCACTTGCTCATCATCAGTTCGACCATGCTTTTCGGCTCATGGAAATCGCCGTCGAGCTCACTCGACCATGACTTGCCGAGGATTCGGATGAAGGTCGATTTGCGCCGACCCTGGAGGCCCTCGAGGATGACCGCGAAATCGAACTTGTGGCCAGGCTCGTAGATCCGCGTCACGGCGCCGAGCATCATCAGGCGCCCAACGCTCGTCGTGTAGGCGTTCGGCGGCGCGCCGAGATAGTCGACGAACAGGTTTTCCATCCGCGGCTTGCCGTCCCACTCTAGGCTCTCGAGGTACTCGCGAACCGGATGGAATGAATGGTCGTTCGCGGCAATGGCGATCGCCGCCTTGAGGTCGCGGTCGGACACCTTGATTCCATATCCGCCCTGCGTCCGCGGCGCTTCGATGAGCGCCCGCATCGCGAAATCCTTGTCGTCGACCCAAATGTCGCCGTTTACCTTGTCCTCAACATTCCAGATCGGACCCTCGAGCTGGACGACCGGCTTCGCGGCATTCTTGCGCGCCTTATCCTTGAAACCTGGCTGCGTGCGCTGGTGGATGTCCTGCGTGAACAGGTTCCGCTGCGGCACGCCCTGGAGTCTCGGGTCGTTGCAGACGATGAGCTTGACGTTGTGAAGGGTCGGGCGGAAAGCGCCGTCCTCGTTCACATCCATCAGCGAAATCCAGCTTAGGCCACCCTCCGCTCCGGCGCTCAGCGCGCTCTCGAAATCATCGCCGGTCGATGGAGTGCCGATGAGCGCGTCAATGTCGTCGTCGATGCCGTCATCATCGTCGGAATCGTCTGCACCGAAATCGTCGTCGTCATCGTCGAACGCGCTGAGGAGCCGCACCTGGTTAGCGACCGCCTTGAGCGTCGCCATGCGCACCGAGTTCGGCTTCTGCCGGAAGCTGTTCCAGACGATGCGCTGGTCTTTTTCGTTGAACTTGTCGGACTGCTGCGAAAACTCCTTCCACAGCTCGTAACCGACCTCATCGCCACCGAACTCGTGGTGCAGCGCCATGCCGACCTGCAACCAGCCGTCGCGGTCCTCGCAATAGTCCTCGAGCGGGAGCGCGTTGATGATGTCCTCGGCCTCCTCCTCGGTCAGACCGAGTGGCGGCTTTAGTTCATGCGCTTCCGCGGCGGTCGCGGAGTCCTGAATCCCCAATTCCTCGAGCTGCGAGGCAGGGATGCGAGGAAACAGACCGAGGGTGAGCTCTGCATAGTCGGGCTTGCGCTCCCAACGGTACGGCAGACCCGTATCGGGGTGAACCGACGGCGGAAGCACGGCCTGTTTGCCAGGGCCGAACAGGTCGATTTCCCAATCGCGCTTCTTGACGTCGCGTCCGAGCTTGTCGTCGCGAACCATCTTGAAGGTCTCGCTGCGAGCGAGCTTCTTCGACGGGAACTGCTTGTCCGACACGAAATAGTAGTGCCGCGAGGATCCGCCAGAGCCGGAAATGACGCTCGGCACGCTGTCGGCGATCGCCGGAAATAGCTCATCGAGCTTGGCGCGAGCCTCGTCGGCATACGCCTCATCACGGATGTCGAGGTCGACGAGATGGAGGAACGAGCCGTCGCTTAGCGGGAAGCCCGTCCGCACGCCGACATTGTAGCCGGAGGTGTGCCGGCGCCGGAGCTGCTCGAGCGTGGCGACGGGCTTGGTCGACCAGTCCTCGCCGACCGGACGCTTCGATTTCGGATGCAACCAGTGAATCGCGAATCCGGCCTCGCGGAGAGGCTCGATTTCCGCAAACACCTGTTCGTCAAAGGCAGTCATTCACGCTCCTGTCGCCCGAAACCCATTCACTCAGCGACAGGTCGTCAGGAGAGCAGGAAGCGTGCAAAATCCTGCTTGGTTGGAGGCGCTATGCCGCGCTCCGCGAGGTGGCTTGAGTACGGCTCGCTGTTCGCGAGGTTGACCAGGCGTTCGACGCCGCTCCGCTTGGGAATGCTGCCGGCGCGGAGCCACTTGCGGACGCCCTCCTCGGTCATGCCGATCTCATGGGCGAGCGCCTTGACGTCGAGCACGTTCTGCTTGCGCGTGCGAAGCGTCGGAAAGATGTGGCAGAGGGTCTTGTACAGCTCGGTTCCAGTCCAGCTGAAACGCTGTGGTGCATCGGCAACTTGCATTCGATTCGTCCCTCCGGTTGCCCCGACTGTAATTGAGGCGCATTGCCAAATCAACTGATTGTTGCTGAACTCACTAAATAGTTGACTGAACTCCGCTGCGCGGGCAATAAGGTCGTCGACTCGCCGGTGGGGTGAGCAGGAATCACAGAGGAGCAAGTCTTAGCATGAGCATTGAATCAGCATTGGCGGAGCTGACCGCCGCGGTGGTCGCGAACACCGCCGTCCTCGAGAAGCTCGAAGCTGGCCGCGAAGCCGCGCTCGAGCAGCTTCAGAACAAGGACGCGGGCGGCACGAAAACCACCCGCACTCGCAGGCCGAAGGAAACCACCGAGAACGCCGACAACTCGGGAAACGCTGGCGCCGGCAGTGCCGACACGGGGTCTCAGGCGGGCGCTGCCGCCAATGCGTCTGACCAGGCCGCGCCGGGCGTCACCGAGGACGACCTCCGCGCCGAAGCCACCGCCTATATCAAGGGCGCGGGCGAGAACGTCGAGGACCGCAAGGCTCGCGCTGCCAACATCAAGTCGATCACCGACAATTTCGGCACCGCGGCGCTCGCTGGCGACAACGGCATCAAGGACCCCGAGCAGCGCGCGCAAGCCCTGTTCTACCTCAAGCGGTTCGCCGCGGGTCAGACCGTCGATTTCTCTGCCGAATACGATTTCGCAGGGGATCCCGCCCAGGGTGTGTCGGGCGGAGCCGACTCCGAGTTCGACGGCATCGGCTAATCGCGACTCACTAAAATAGGGAGTACCCAAGTGGACCAGAGCTCGCTGACGAATAAGGAAAAGGCAGTCATCTCGGCTGTCACATCGGCGGTCACCGCCGCGGTCGGTTACGGCGTTCTGCCGACCGGCACGGTGCAGGTCGTCGACCTTATCGGCTCGGCGGTGTTGGCGGTGACGGCGGCGTATTTCGCCGTCCGGCATCTCATCAACCCGACCGCGTAACCAGATGAGCGCCGCTATCTCCAACGAGGTTGCCGAGCTTCGCGCTCGGGAGATGGCGGCGCTCGACCCCGCCGAGCGCAGTGTCCTCATTGCGCTCGGCATTCTTTCAGGCGTCGTCGTTGATGCGCGCGCCGAGTTCGAGCGCCCGATAACCGTTGGCCCGCTCCGCTTCGCATCCGAACTGACGCCGTGGCCGTCGCCGCCGAGGTGTGCTTGACGGCCCACGCTAAACTCGGCCCGTCCGGCGCCGACCGATGGATGGTCTGCCCTGGCAGCGTTGCTGCCGAGGAGGGCTTGCCCGACGAGTCCAGCCAGGAAGCGGCAGAAGGCACCTTCGCTCACATGATTAGCGAGGAGTGCCTCGCGCTCGGCCTCGACCCCTACGATTTCATCGGCCATCGCGCTCGCGTCGAAGGCTTCTCGTTCGAGTGGGACGAGGATGACGCCGATAATCTCAGCTTCGGCATCGCGCAGGTGCGCGAGTTCGGCGGGCAGTTCTTCGGCGAGCACCGCGTCGACCTGAGCCACTGGCTCGGCGCCGACCAGTTCGGCACGCTCGACCGCGGCATCATCCTGCCCGATCTCATCATCATCGACGACCTCAAGTGGGGCCGCGGCATTCCCGTGAGTCCCATCGAGAACCGTCAGTTGTCGCTATATGGTCTCGGCTTCTGGCGCGACATCGCCCGCCACCGCACCGACGCGACTGAGTTCCTCATCATCATCGACCAACCGCGGTGCAGCGGCGGCGGAGGCGAGTGGCGGACGAACCTCAAGCAACTGCTCGAGTTCGGCGAGGAGGCGCGCCTCGCAGCTGAGCGCACGCGCGATCCCAACGCCCCTCGCGTGGCGAGCGAGAAAGGATGCCGCTTCTGCAAGCGTCGCGAAGCACCAGGCGGCTGTCCGACGCTCGATACTTTCATGCTCGAGCTGTTCGGCAAAGAGTTCGACGACATCGACGAGGAAATCCTGCTCGGTGGCCCGATGGAGCTGCCGGTCGTGATGACGCCCGAGCGCCGCAGCTTCCTGCTCGACAATCGCAAGCTCTGCGAAAGCTGGTTCGACAAGCTGCACGCTCAGGCGCTCGACGACGCGCTCAAGGGTCGCCCCTGCGGCGGCAAGAAGGCGGTTGAAGGCCGCAAGTCACCCGACAAATGGAAGGACCTCGTGAATGCTGACGCGGCACTGGTGCCGCTGCTCGGCGAGGACAGGTTCAACCGCAAAATCAAGACACCGACTCAGGTGTCGAAGGAACTCAAGCTCGAGGATTTCCCTGAGCTGGAGGAGCTGATCGAACGCGGCACGCGAAAGCCCGCGCTCGTCAGCGAGCAGGACGCTCGACCTGCAATGCTGATTAACCTCGAGCAGATGTTCGACGACCTGGACGACTAGGCAACCGACATCACCGCGCAACCGACATCACCGCAACCAGGAGTAACGACATGAGTGAAGCACCGAAGCCCGCAGATCCGCGGACGGTGAAGCTGAAAATGGTCCGCCTGTCCTTCACCGATTCCTTGAAGGACAAGAAGGCGACCGTCGAGAACGGCGAGCCGAAGCACAGCTGCAACCTGATTATCGTCCAGACGGCCGGCGACGACCCGCTGTCGAAGAAGGCCGCTGAGCTCTATCCGGCCAACCTCGCCGCCATCCAGTCGGCCATCAAAGCCGCCTGCAAGGAGGAGTTCGGCAAGGAGGACACCTGGAAGGAAATCCAGGAGGACAACCCGAAGCGGCTTTGCTTCCGCAAGGGCGAGCGGTTCAAGAACAACGATGGCGAGGTGTACAAAGGCTACGCCGGGAATTGGGGCATCAGCGCCAGTGGCCCGAAGGGTGGTCAACACCGTCCGCTGCTGCTCGATCGCTACAAGCGTCAGGTCGAGGAGAAGGATATTCTCGATGTGATGGCGGGCGGCTTCTATGCCGATGTCGTCATTTCCTTCTTCGGCACCGACAAGGGCGGCAAGGGCGTGTTCGCGTCCATTGAAGCCATCCGGTCGCGCCAGGAAGGCGAGCGCCTCGGCGGCGGACCGCGCGCCACCGCGGACGATTTCGACGACCTCGACGACGACGATTCCTTCGGCGGCACGCCCGCCGCTGGCAGCTCGTCGAACGCCGACAGCGATTTCGACGGCATCGGCTAAGAGGGGTTCGGCCACGGCGGGGTTCGGAGCCATTATCTCCGCCGTGGCCGACACTGCTGAATGACCAAGCAGCCTGTCGCTTGCGACATCGAACTCTATCGCAACTATTTCCTCGTTGGTCTCAAGCGGATCAGCGACGGCACGCTGCTGCAATTCGAGATGTCCGACCGTGCGACGCTCGACAAGGAGAGACTCAAGCGCGTCCTCCTCAATCATCGCATCATCACGTTCCACGGCCTGACCTACGACATTCCGCTCATCTATTATGCGCTGTACGGCGGGGCCGAAGGCACGGGCGCTACCAACGACCAGTTGAAGCGCGCGAGCGACCGCATCATCAACGGCGGCGTCAAGTATTGGGACGTCGAGGACCTGCTCGGCATCCGCATCCCGCGCGAGCTTGACCACATCGACCTCATCGAGCCGCAGCCGAACGCCTTCGCGGCGCTGAAACTGCTCGCCGGCCGGCTCCACTCAAAGACATTGCAGGACCTGCCGTTCGAGCACGACACGATTCTGACGCACGAGCAGATGGACGAGGTCGCGCGATACAACGGCCACGACCTCGACGACACTATCGACCTGTTCCACGCGCTCAAGGACCGCCTCGAGTTGCGCGAAGCGCTCGGCAAGCAATATCTCACCGAGAACAACCGCCTCGGCTTCATGTCGAAATCGGACGCGCAGATTGGCGAGGCCATCATCAAGCGCGAGGTCGAGAAGGTCACCGGACAGAAGGTCAAAAAGGAGAAGGCCCGCACCGGCGAGACCTTCCCGTACAAGGCGCCCGACTGGCTCAAGTTCGAGCATCCGGAGATGGTCGAGGTCATGCGGCGCCTGGCCGACACCGAGTTCGTCGTGAAGGCGAACGGCAAGGTCGACATGCCACCCTTCCTGCACAACCGCACCGTTCGCATCGGCGAGACTGAATATGCGATGGGAATTGGCGGGCTGCACTCGACCGAGAAGGAGCGCGCTGTCGTCGCCGACGAGGACCATGTCCTCATCGACTTTGACGTTGCCTCCTACTACCCGGCCATCATCATCGGTTCCGGCCTGTACCCGAAGGCGCTCGGGCGGGCATTCATCCAGGTGTTCGACAAGATTCGTCAGCAGCGCGTGGCCGCAAAGCGTGCCGGCGACACGACGACTGCCGAAGGCCTGAAAATCGCCCTCAACGGCTGCTTCGGCAAGCTCGGTAGCCCGTTCTCCATCCTGTACGCGCCGCACCTGATGATTGCCGTGACGCTGACCGGCCAGCTCGCGCTGCTCATGCTCATCGAATGGGCGGAAGCCGCGGGCATCAAGGTGGTTTCGGGCAACACTGACGGCGTAGTGTTCCACTGCCCGCGCGACCTCGAGCCGCAGCTCATGGAAATCACGAAGCGGTGGGAGCGGCAGACGGGCTTTGAACTCGAGTCCACGCGGTACTCGGGCCTCTATAGTCAGAGCGTCAACAGCTACATCGCCATCAAGGAGAACGGGAAGGCGAAGCGGAAGGGGCCGCTCAGCAATCCACTCAAGGAAACGCCGCCCGATCTGCGCACGCAGATGATGACGTCGCCGAGCATGAACGTCTGCGCGGACGCAGTCGTCGCTTGGCTGACGAAGGGCATTCCGGTCGACCAGACCATCCGCGAACGCGACGACATCCGCGATTTCGTGACGGTTGTGAAGGTCGACGGCGGCGGCACCTGGCGCGGACAGTACCTCGGCAAGTACGTTCGCTTCATCTGGTCAAAGGACGGCGCTCCGATCCTGTCGAAGAAGGCGCATCCGACGACCGGCAACCACAAGAAGGTGAGTAAGAGCGACGGCTGCCGCCCCGTCATGGTGCTGCCGGACGAGCTGCCAATCGACATTGATTACGACCGCTACATCGCCGAGGCACGCGAAATCATCATGGCCATCGGCGCCGACCGCAGACCTCCACCGCCAGTCAAGGTGCGCGTCTATGCTGCTCGCCGATACGACTGGCTCATCCAGGCGATCGCCGCATGAAAACCGCCGAGTTCACAAAGATTCATGACCGCTATTTCGCGGGCAAGGTCATCGTCATCGTCGACCAGGTCGTCGCAGTCGAGCAGGGCCATACCGAGTACGCCTGGAATCCGCCCTCTGAGGGCTATGGGCGAAGCGTTGAGACCAGCGTTATCTGTTTCGTCGGCGGCTCCCGCGTCACCGTGGAAGGCACGTTCGACGATGTGATGGCCACGCTCGCAGCGTAGCGCGTGGACACTCAGACCGCCGTCGATTTTCTCCGGCTCTCGGTGCTCGGCGGCATTCGCCCGCCCATCGGGCCGATTCCGTTCGACCCCTATCACATCCGCAAGCGCCAGCTCCGCGACTACCAGGAGGAGATGCTCCTCGAGGCGATTAGCTACATGCGCCTCGGTGTCCGGCGCATCCTGCTCCAGCTGCCGACCGGAGGCGGCAAGACCGTCATGGCGGCGGCGATGCACGGCAGCGCGATGGACCTAGCCCTGACGTCCGAGTTCATCGTTCACCGCAAGGAGCTCATCGACCAGACCAGCGAAACCTTCACTAGGTTCGGGATCCCGCACGGCTTTGTTGCAGCCGGCCATCCCTTCCTCGAGGACGAACTCGTGTCGATTGCCGGAGTCGGGACGCTCGTCAATCGCCTGGACAAACTCCTGCCGCCGAACCTCGCGGTGCTCGACGAATGCCACCACGCGACCGCGGCGTCATGGGAGCGCATTCTCGAGGCATATGACGGGTTCATCATCGGCCTGACCGCCACGCCCGAGCGGCTGGATGGCAAGGGTCTCGACGACAAGTTCGATGTGATGATTAAAGGCCCGCCCGTGGCCGAGCTCATCCGCCGCGGCTACCTCTCCGATTTCGATTACTACGCTCCGAGCGTACCGGACACGAGCAGCCTTCACACGGTCGGCGGTGATTTCAACCGCGGCGAGGTGGCGGAGCTGATGGATAAGCCGAAGCTCATCGGTGACATCATCGAGCACTATCACCAGTTGGCGGCGGGCGAGCCTGGCATCGTGTTCGCGGCGAGCAGAGAGAACAGCCGCAAGCTGGCCGACGCATTCTCGGGCAATGGATTCAGCGCCGCGCATGTCGATGGCGCCATGCCTGACAAGGAGCGCAAGCGGATCGTCGATGCCTTCCGCGCAGGTGACATTCGCGTGATGACGAACGTGGACCTGTTCGGCGAGGGCTTCGACGTCCCAGGCATCGTCTATTGCGGCCTCGCGCGGCCGACGAAATCGCTTTCGCTGTTCATGCAGCAATGCGGACGAGCGCTGCGGATCTTCGAGGGCAAGGACAAGGCGGTGCTCGCTGACCACGCGGGCAACGTGCTCCGGCATGGTCTGCCGGACGACGAGCGCGAGTGGAGCCTCAAGGGCCGGGTCGTGCGGCAGCGCGCTGCCGGCGAGAACGATGCCCTCCCCGTGCGGCAGTGCAAGGTCTGTTTCCGCGTGTCGCCTTCGACGGCGGCGCAATGCCCTGGCTGCGGCACCGAGTTCCCCGTTCAGGTGCGGAAGCTCGAGGAGGAGGCTGGCCAGCTGACCAAGGTCGAGCGCGAGGAACTGCAACGGCGCCGAGCGATCGAACGGAAGGCTGAGCAACGAGCCTGCAAGACTCCTGATGATTTCATCGCTCTGGCCAAGGCACGCGGTTACAAGAACCCGGTCGGATGGGCGAAAGTGCAGTGGAAGCTGCGCAAGGGTGGTAAAATCCGATGACCTCTGAGCGCCGCGTCCTAGCAGAATCGCTGATCGAGCTGTCGGCGATGCCGAACACGATGGTTTGGCGCAACAACACCGGCCAGGCATGGCAGGGTCGGCGCGTTGAAGGCCGGACGGGGTCGACTGTCCGCATCGAGCCGGGCATGGTCATTCTGCGCAACGCTCGGCCCGTGCGCTTCGGCCTCGAGGGGTCGCCGGACATCATCGGAGTCACCTGCGGACATGCACTGGCAGTTGAAAACAAGACCGAGAGTGGTCAGCAGCGCGAAGCGCAAATCCTGTTCGAGAGAGCCTGGGTGAAGGCTGGCGGCATCTATATTTTGGCCCGCACATCCGCGGAAAGCCGAGAGAAAACGGAGCAAGCCCTTCTAATAGGGTGACATTTTCTCGAACGCCTTACCTTTTGTTAATACACTATTAATGCGGTTGACTCGCGTCCCCGAATCACTTAGTAGTCAACTTTCTGTTGAGTAACACAACTTTGAAGGGGACTACCAGTGAACGCCGAACGTAGCCTGTGGCAGCGAGGTGTTGAGAAGCCGGAAAAGGAAGGCTGGCGGGTTATCCGCTCGCCCGAGTTCGCCGAGCGGTTCAACCATGCCGCGGATATGAACCCGAATGTGCCGCCGATGCGGCAGGGTCGATACGTTTATATCAAGGACCAGCTCGCGAAGCGCGGCCAGGAGGTCTCGGTCGAGTCAATCCGCAAGTGGTTCAGCGGCGAGTCCATGCCCCACAAGGACAGGGTCGAACATCTCGCCGAGGTGCTCAAGGTCGACGCATCGTGGCTGATGCTCGGCGAGGATGCGTCGGACACGCCGCAGCAGCGCCGTGCTCGCAACGCGATGGTCTCGGGCGCCGTGAACTTTGTCGCCGGCATCGCTCAGATGGACGGTGCCGTGGTTGCCTTTCCGGAGGATGACGACCGCTTCGCTATCGCGCAGCACATCGACCTCCATGCGATCATCCGCGGCGCGAACTATCCGCTGCATGTCATCGTCGCCGAGGAGCGCGAGGGCGGGCAGATAGTTTTCTCCGTGCCGACTGACCTGCGGAACACTGTGCCGATTGGCGTGATGCGCCTCGAGGGCTTCAATTTCTCGGTGTTTGAAATCACCGACGAGGCGATCGAGCTCGGCACACCTGGTCAGCGTGGCAAGATTGAGGTGAACGTCCGGTCGCAAGGCGTCCGCGAAATCACCTCGTTCAAGGAGCGGTTCTAATGCTGAGCAAGCTGGCTCGAGCAGCGTGGCTCCGCATCGTCGATGCTTACGTCCGCTGGCGCTACAATGCGTACTCGTCCGAAAAGAGCTTCACGCCTGACACCTCACCATGCCTGATCGCTCCGCCCCGCACCTTCGAGATGAAGCAGCGAGGCACGACCTGGGCGCGGACGGTCGACGGCGGATGGCGCGAGGTCTGCGATACCTGTGGCGGCAACTGCGGCCAGTGCGGGATGACCGAGCGCCTTGGAAACCCTGGCTTTAGCTTCGACCGAATCCTTGATAAGACCGGGATGCGTAATGGAGTTCCAGCGGGGTTGCCGCGTCCATAGGCTTCCCATGCTGTCCCATGCTTTCTCAGCTTGGTTGCAGTAAGAAATGCAGTAACTCAACGGGGCGGTTAGGCTAAATGTCTAATCGCCCCAATTACTTAGGGCCAAATCGTAGAGTCCTCTCCTGGGCACCAGACGGTAATTTTCCCATGCCGTCCCATAGCGTCCCATAGTGTCTCACCAGACATGACCCAACCGACTGAGACCCTTAGAGGAAATCAGTCCCCAGGCGTCCCATGCCTTCTCATGCAATCCCGGTTGCCGTGCAGCAAAATCGGCAGTAACTGTGTGTTCCGGTCGGGAGTTACTGTATGGCGTTGTCAGACACGGCGGTCAGGAAGGCGAAGCCCGAAGCCAAGCCGTACCGCATGAGCGACGAGCGGGGCCTCTACCTCCTCGTCCAGCCGGACGGGGCAAAGTGGTGGCGGCTGGATTTTACGCTCGCCGAGAAGCGCAGGACGATGAGCCTGGGCGTCTATCCGGACGTCGAGCTTGGCGATGCGCGAACCAAGCGCGACGACGCGCGCAAGCTGATTGCAGCTGGCGTCGACCCCGTGAAGGAGCGCAAAGGCAAGGCGTCCGAGGACGCGACCTCCTTCAAGTCAGTGGCAACGCGATGGCTGACGTCGAACAGAGGCCACTGGTCCGAGCACAACTACAACGTGCTCGAGCGTCGGCTCGATCGCCTGATATTTCCGGACATCGGACATCGGGACATCCGCACGCTCGAGGCGACCGATCTGCTCAAGGTCATCCGGAAAATCGAGGCCGCAGGTTCCGGTGAGCTCCCGCGGCGGATGAACGCAATTTGCGGCACTATATTCCGCTTCGCGGTCGCCGAGGGCCTCAAGGTCCGCGACCCGAGCGGCGACATCCGCGGCGCCCTCAAGAAGAAGCCGCCAGTGAAGCATCACGCCTTCATCCGCGCGGAGAAAATGGGCGCCTTCCTAGACAAGCTGACCACCGACATCGACGATGAGCCGGACACGGTCGACGCGATGCTGCTGACCATCCTGACGGTCGGACGCACCAGCGAGATTCGGTTCGCCGAGAAAGGGGAGTTCGAGGCGCTCGGGACGGACTCCGCCCTGTGGCGGATCCCCGCGGCGCGAATGAAAAAGCACCGCGAGCACCTGGTGCCTCTGTCCCGTCAGGCCGACGAACTGGTGCGCCGGCGCCTCGCTTCGATGCGGAAGGGCGACAGCCTCCTGTTCGAGCGGCGAACCCGCAGCGGCGTCATCAGCGAAAACACGATGTTGTTCGCCATGTACCGACTCGGCTACCGGAGCCGCGCGACTGTCCACGGATTTCGCTCGACCTTCTCGACGCACGCCAACGAGGCCACGAAGGTCGTCGATGGCGAGGAGGTGCCGATGTGGCATCCGGATTGGGTCGAACGCTGTCTAGCGCACGTTCCCGACGACCAGGTGAGAGCTGCCTATAATGCAGCCGAGTATCTGCCGCAGCGTCGTCGTCTGCTGCAATGGTGGGCCAACTACCTCGACGAGCAGCTCGAGCTGGCCCGAATCATCGGATAAGAAAAAGCCCCGCCGAGGGGTTACCTGGCGGGGCCGTGCTCTGGTTCTGATGTGGGCCGAGGCCTTAGCGCGCGAGCATAACACATCTCCATTGTTGCCTTACGGGCGCGTCCAAGCGCGTCCCATGCGGTCTCACCCTCCTATCAACTGCGGGGTTGCAAATCAACTTTTAGTTGAGTAGAACCCTAATTAGTTGATTTGGGACGGGGCCGGATGACCGCGCAGCAATTGCTATCAGAGGACGTCGAGTTTTGGCCGTTGGACACGGTCATGCAGAAGGTCGGCCTATCGCGGTCGGAAATCTATCGGCGTCAGAAGGACAAAACATTTCCATCCTCGAGGAGCTACCGCAACTCGAGTCGGCGCTTCTGGTTGTCGAGCGACGTCCGCCGCTGGCAAGCCGAGGAGCTGGCCGGCGCGCCTATTAACGACGACGAGTTCGGACTGATCGGATGAGGTTCGGCTCGGTTTGCTCCGGCATCGAAGCCGCGAGCGTAGCATGGCATCCCCTCGGTTGGCGCGCTGCATGGCTGTCGGAAATCGACGCCCACGCCTCAGCCGTTCTCGCTTATCGGTTCCCCAACGTGCCGAATCTCGGCGACATGACGGGCATTGCGACGATGATCGAAGCGCGCGTCGTCGATGCGCCGGACGTCCTCGTCGGCGGAACGCCTTGTCAGGGCTTCTCGGTCGCCGGTCGCCGCGGAGGTCTCGCAGATCCGCGCGGCCAGCTCACCCTCAGTTATGTGGAGATTCTTGATGCAATCGACGACGCTCGCCGAGAGGCCGGAGAGCCTGAGTGCATCGCAGTGTGGGAAAACGTCCCCGGCGTCCTGTCGATGGGCGACAATGCGTTCGGCAATTTCCTTGCAGCTCTTGCCGGAGAAGATTCGGCGCTCGAGCCACCAGGGAAAAGATGGCCGGACGCTGGTATTGTCGTTGGACCCCAAAGAGCAATCGCGTGGCGGGTACTCGACGCCCAATTTTTCGGCTTGGCCCAACGACGCAAGCGTGTGTTCGTTGTCGCGAGTGCTCGTGACGGATTCGATCCCGGAGAGATACTACTTGAGTTCGACGGCGTGCGCAGGGATTCTCCTCCGAGCCGACAGGCGCAACAAAACCCTGCCGCCTCTGCTCAAGGACGCGCTGACGTCAGTGGTGGAAAAGTCGCTGCAAGCTCCCATTGGGACGGCGACGAATATCCCCACCCAACCCTCAACCAATCAAACGGAGGCTCAGGGGTGGTCGGCTACAGCAATCAAGAGCTGTTCAGCCAGCGCGGAGCCTATCTCGTCCCTGACGCCGGACCTCGACTCACTAATCGGTTGAGTTCACAACCTGTTGGCGCCCGAATGTTGGGGTTCGGCCATTATGAAATCGACGAGACTGCCTCGACGATGAAGGCGCGCGATTACAAGGACGCGACCGACCTCATCATCAACCCGATCGCCTTCACGGCGAAGGACCACGGCCAGGACGCGACCGAGGATTTGTCGCCGACCCTGCGCGCGGGTGGACACACCGGCAGCCATGCCAACGGAGGCGTCATGCCCGCCGTGGCTTACGAGCGGTCGGTCGGCTTCAACTGGCAGAACGGTGGCGGCTACGGAAACGCCGAGGACGGTCTCGCCGTCACCGATGAGGCGACAGGGCCGATACAGGTCAGCCAGCATCCCGCGGTGGCGTACAGTATGCGCACCGCTCAGACCGGCGCCAACGGCATCGGCATCGACGAGCACATTTCTCCGACACTGGACGTCAGCGGGGCGCCGTCTGTTGCCTACGCGATTCAGGAGCGGGCCATCTGCGAGAACCCTGACGCAGGGCCTGACGGCATCGGGGTTCGCGAGGACGTCGCATACACCCTCGAGGCCAGGCGCACGGCTCAGGCGGTTGGCCACGAGGTCATCCCATTCGACACGACGCAAATCACTCATCCGGAGAACCGCAGCAATCCGCAGCCGGGCGACCCTTGCCATCCGCTCGCTGCGGCAGGGCATCCGCCCTCCATCATCAGCCACATGGCCGTGCGTCGACTCATGCCCGTCGAGTGCGAGCGGTTGCAGGGGTTTCCCGACAACTGGACGCGGATCCCCGTCAAGTTTTTCACTACCAAGCAAGTCTCTGCGCTTAGGCCGGACGATATGTGGGAGGTCGGCTTCGGGCCGAATAACCGCCCTGGCTGGTGGCTCATGTCCTCGGACAGCCATCGCTACAAGCAGTGCGGCAACTCGATGGCCCGCAACTGCATGGCATGGATTGGCGGACGAATCAGGCAGTGGCTCCAGCTCGAGCCATTCAGGGAGTTGATCGGTTGATGAGCGACGACGATGATATTGCAGCGCTCATCGGTGGACACGGCTCGCAGTTGAAGCCGGAGCCGCGGCGCGAGGACACGCCGCAGGACGAAATCGACCAGGTGTTGAAACAGGTCGCGGGCGGCAAGGGCAGTTTCGTCGACATGGGCGACCTCAAGCGGCCCGTGACGCAGAATTTCCTCGCCCTCGTGTTCGACATGGACCCTGCAACCGTCAAGAAGCGGCTGCTCACTGTGAAGCCAGTCGGTGAGGCCGGTTCAGGCAAGCAGACGCGAAAGCTGTACGATTTCAAGGAGGCGGTCGCGTATCTGGTCGAACCGAAGATCGACCTCGACGCCTACATCAAGTCGCTCGACCCCGCGAAGCTCCCGAATCACATCAACAAGTTCTTTTGGGAAGCGCAGCGGACGAAGCTCAAGTTCATGCTCGAGGCGAAACAGGCCTGGCTCACCGAGGACGTCCTAGAGGTGTTCGGCACAGTGTTCATGCTCGTCAAGGACGCCGTCCAGCTGTGGCCTGAGACCGCACGCGAAACCCTCCGGCTTCCGGACGACCAAGTCACTAGGCTCAAGCAACTGGCCGACGACCTCCAGAAGGAACTGCACGAGAAGCTGGTCGCGATGCCCTCGAACAAACAGACGGGGAGCTACGCCGACAAGTTCGAGGAGGGCGCGGCTGACGAGAGCGATGCCGAAGGATGACGGGCCTTATCCTGCAAGGGAACTCGCTCGAGCGTCTGTGCGAGCTTCCGGATAACAGCGTCCACTGCGTCGTCACCTCGCCACCCTACTACGGGCTGCGCGACTACGGCACAGGCACATGGCACGGCGGCGACCCTGATTGCGACCATGTCTCGCATCGCATCCGGACGGGCGACGGACTCGCCGCATTCAGCGAGAACCTCAAGGGCGGCGGTCACAAGGCGGGCGCGGAGGAAAAGGTCGTCCGGTTCAAGAACCAATGCGGCAAGTGCGGCGCGCTGCGGGAGGACCTGCAACTCGGCATGGAGCCGACGCCGGAGGAATATGTCGCGAACATGGTGGCGCTGTTCCGCGAGGTGCGGCGCGTGCTCCGGCCGGACGGCACACTTTGGCTGAACATAGGCGATAGCTACGCGACCGACCCGAAAGGCCCTGGCGGCGCTGACAAGTCGAACCTCTCAGGCCGCGGCACCTATCAGCACATCAAGTCGCCGCCGCAGATGAAAACATGGGATTTCCGCGAGTGCGGCTACAAGAAGAAGGACCTGCTGATGATCCCCGCGATGCTGGCGATCGCTCTCCGCGGCGACGGCTGGTATCTGCGGCAGGACATCATTTGGGACAAGCCGAACCCGATGCCCGAATCGGTCGGCGACCGCTGCACTAAGGCGCACGAGTACCTGTTCCTGCTGACCAAGTCGCCGCGCTATTTCTACGACCAGGAAGCCGTCAAGGAGCCGATGGCCGAGTCCAGCTTGGCTCGGGTTCAGCAGCCGAACCTCGAGAACCAGTTGGGATCGTCGCGCGCCAACGGTGGCCGCAAGACCAACGGCAACATCAAGCCCGCGGGCGATTTTGCGTCCGGCACGCGCAACAAGCGCAGCGTCTGGAGGGTCTCGACCAAGCCATTCAAGGAGGCGCATTTCGCGACCTTCCCGACCGACCTCGTCGAGCCTTGCATCCTCGCCGGAACATCCGAGCACGGCGTCTGCGGCAAGTGTGGAGCGCCCTGGCGTCGCGTCACCGAGCGCCGGAACATCGAAAACGGGCGAGGAGGCAAGAACGCTTTCCGCGGCCAAGGCTCGAACCGCGATTGGGAGGATGGCGCCGCCAACCGCGACGACCGCGACATGAAAAACATCGGCGCTGTGCGAGTGACAGTGGGCTGGAAACCGAGTTGCGAGTGCAACGCGCGAGTCGTGAAGCCGGTCGTGCTCGACCCGTTCTTCGGCGCCGGCACGACAGGACTCGTCGCCGAGGCGCTCGGCAGGAACTACATCGGCTGCGAGCTCAATCCGGAATATGTGACGATCGCTAAACGGCGCATCGCCTCAGCTATGGTGCCGAACAAGCGGGCCGCACGCCAGGTGCTCGCGCTGTCGGTCATCCTCTGATGGAACTCGTTCCAATCGTCCTGCGTGAAGCGAACGCCTTTGTCGGCGAGCTTCACCGTCACCACGGCGAGTCCCGCGGCTGCAAGTTCGCCCTCTCCGCCGAGAAAGAGGGCAAGCGGGTCGGCGTCTGCATCGTCGGGCGTCCGGTCGCTCGGGGACTCGATGACGGCTTCACCGCCGAGGTGACGCGGCTCTGCACCGATGGCACGCGCAATGCCTGCTCGTTCCTGTACGGTGCGGCAGCTCGAGCTGCCAAGGAACTCGGCTATCGGAAGATCGTCACCTACATCCTCGAGAGCGAGAGCGGCGAGAGCCTCCGCGGCGCTGGCTGGCATCTCGAGGCGACGACGGCGGGCGGCAGTTGGGATTGTCCTTCTCGGCCGCGGGAGGACAAGCATCCGACCGAACCCAAGCACAGGTACGCGCGGATCCTGCGCAGTCAGGCGCTGAAAGAAGCCGCCGCGAACGACCTACAACCTTTCCGCAACGCCCTACGGTGGAGTCTAGCGGCATGAGCTTCGCCTGTATCGAGGACATGGTTGTTGCGTCGGCGGAGGCCGTGCGCCCGCCCGAGCGCCTGACCGTCAGCCAGGCTGCCGAGAAATATCACATCGTCAATAACCCTGGCACGCATGTCGGCCCATTCTCGCTCGAGCGCACGCCCTATCTCATCGAACCGATGGATGAGCTGGAGAGCCTCGAGTTCACGGGCGAGATACTCGCCGGCCCTGCGCGTTCGGGCAAATCCGTGATGGCCCTGAACTGGCTCGCCTACACGACCATCTGCGACCCTGCCGATATGATGTTTGTGAACATGACGCAGAACACGGCACGCGACTGGTCTCAGGGCGACCTGGCGCGGATGCTGCGCTATTCGCCGGAGGTCAAGAAGCGGCTCGTTCCCGGTCGGCAGAACGACAACGTCCACGACAAGCGATTCCTCAGCGGGATGCGGCTGCTCATCAAGTGGCCGACCATCAGCGAGTTGTCCGGCAAAACCATCCGGAAGCTGTGGCTGTTCGACCGCGACCGCATGGAGGACAACGTCGACAAGGAAGGCGACCCGTTCGACCTGACCAAGAAGCGCGCGCAGACGTATCGCCGCTTCGGCATGACCGTCGCCGAGAGTTCGCCGGGCCGCGAGGTGACGAACGCCAAGTGGATGCCGACGACTCCGCACGAGGCACCACCGACGACCGGCATCCTCGCGCTGTACAACCGCGGTGATCGCCGCCGCTGGTACTGGCGCTGTCCGCAGTGCAACGACCCGTTCGAGGGCGATTTCAAGCTGCTCCGCTATCCGCAGTTGCCCGACCCGATGGAGGCCGCGCAACAGGTCGTCATGGAATGCCCTAGCTGCGGCTTCCCGATTCCGCCCGAGATGAAGCACGAGCTCAATCAGGGCGGCAAATGGATTAAGGAAGGACAGACCTGGGAAGCGGACGGCTCGGTATCGGGGACGCCGCGCCGGTCGGACATCGCGAGCTTCTGGCTCAAGGGTGTGGCCGCAGCGTTCATCAGCTGGCCCGAGCTCGTGCTGAAATATCTGAACGCGCTCGACGAGTACGAGCGCACCGGCAGCGAAGAAGCCCTCAAGGTGACGGTGAACGTCGACCAGGGTCTGCCGTACACGCCGAAGCAGGCCGAGGCCGGACGACTCCCCGAAGAATTGCGGGAGCGCGCGCAGCCGTACTCGAAGAAGGGCGAGGTTCCACCCGGCGTCGGGTTCCTCGTCACGACCATCGACGTTCAGAAGGCATCGTTCGTCTGCCACACGTTCGGCGTCGGTCCAGGCGTCACGCCGGAGCAACTCGAGCAGGGGCAACTGCCAAAGGCGGACATTTGGCATGTCGATATGTGGAAGATCCGCAAGTCGAAGCGCCTTGACGATGACGGCGAGCACAAGCCCATCGACCCCGCCTCCTACCCCGAGGATTGGGACTGCCTCATTGAGGAGGTGCTGACTCGCACCTATCCGCTCGCTGATGGCTCCGGTCGCCGGATGGCCGTCAAGATCGTAGCGTGCGACTCGGGCGGCGCCGCGGCATCAGCGATGGCGAAGAAGAACACCGAGAAGGACGGGCCGAAGGTCAGCGTCACCGCGAACGCTTACGAGTTCTGGCGGAAGCTGCGGCGCGGAATCGAGCGGCCCAATCTGCGACCTCTGACCGGACTGCATGAGCGGTTCCACCTGGTGAAGGGTCAGCCGAGCGCCAGCGCGCCGGAGATGCACCGGACGTTCCCCGACAGCGGGCAGAAGGGTCGGTTCGCGATCGCTCGAGGTGACGTCCCCGTCTATCTCGTGAACTCGAACAAGGTGAAGGACCGCGTCAGTAACATGCTCGGACGCACCGAGCCTGGCGGTCAGGTCCATTTCCCCGTGTGGTTCGGCGCGGACGACAAGCCGCTCGACATCGGCTGGCTCTACACTCAGCTGACGACCGAGGTGCGCACCGCGAAAGGGTGGGAGAACCCGAGCCGGCGCAAGAACGAGGCCTTCGACCTTTTGGCCTATTGCATCGGCATCTGCCTCACCATCCAGATTCGCCTCGAGCATATCAACTGGACCAAGCCGCCATCGTGGGCCGACCCCGATTGGGACAAGAACAGCATGGTCATCACGCCCCTCGAGCAGCTTGCCGACGCCACCGTGGCGGTCGTCGGACAGGCGCCGGAAAAGCAGCAAACCATAGAGGATTTGGGTGAGATGCTCGGCTGAACTCACTAATTTATTGATTTGCTCACCATACGGTGTCATATAGACGATCACCGATTTTCGAGCGGGCGAGGGAATGGCGGCAACTCAGGCACAACTTGACGAAGCAGAGGCCGCATACCACCAGCTCATGCTCGGCAAGAGCCTGGTGCGCTTCCGCGACTCGAACGGCGAGGAAGCCTTTTACAACCTCGCCTCGGCGCCCCGACTCGCTCAGTACATCAAGCAGCTCAGGATCGAACTCGGCCTCGAATGCCCGACCGGCCCGATGAGGCTGCTGTTCGGATGAGCACAGGTGACCCCGAAATCGACGCTCTGATTGGTCCGGCTTCTGCTGGACCCCTCGCTCTGCCCGGACCCTCGGCCCCCACCAGTCCCGGAGCAGCGTTGCCCGCCACGGTCGCACACCTCCCGGCGGCGGGCAACGAGAGGGCCGATCTCGGCAACCCATCGCGCAACGGCATGGGCGCCTTCGACGGCGCCGACCGCTACGACGCGAGCTTCGCAATGTGGGGACCGCAGGTCGCCTCCGCGGACGCCGACATCTATCCGGCGAAGCAGACGATTGACACCCGCTCGCGCGACATGCTCCGCAACGACGCCTACATCCAGGGCGGCGCGAACCTCCACAAGGACAACATCGTCGGCGCGCATTTCCTGCTGAACGCGAGGCCCGCCACGCGGCGCCTGTTCGGCAAGGAGGATGACGTTTGGGAGGAGGAGTTCCAGGCTGAGGTCGAGGAACTGTGGGAGCTGTTCGCCGAATCGCCCGACTGTTGGGTCGACGCGGCGCGCGCGAACAACCTGACCCAACTGGTGCGCATGGCGGTCGGCATCCACCTGGCGGCCGGCGAGGTTCTCGGCACTGCCGAGTGGGACCGTCAGAGCGCGAGCGAGTTCAACACCTGCATCCAGATGGTCGACCTCGACCGCCTGTCGACCGACCCGATGTCGCGCACCGACCCGAATGTGCGCATGGGGATCCGCTACAACTCGAGCGGCGCTCCGCTCGCTTATCAGATTCGCACGACGCATCCGGTCGACATCGTCTGGAATTTCACGCTGCCCGAGTGGAAGGAGGTTCCGCTGCGCAAGCCGTGGGGTCGCCTCCAGGTCATCCACCTCAAGGAGCAGGTGCGTCCCGCACAGAGCCGCGGCATTCCCGAGATGGCAGCCGCGCTCAAGGAAATGCGGATGACGCACACGCTCCGCGGCGTGAACTTGCAGCAGGCTGTCGCCCAGGCAGTGTTCGCCGCAGCCATCACCTCTGAGCTTCCCGCCGAGACCGTGTTCCAGCAGCTCGGCGGTGCCGAGGCGACGCCGGAGCAGATTCAACAGGCGATCACCTCCTACTCGCAAGGCTATCTCGGCGCGATTGGCCAGTACATCGGCAAGGCCCGTGGCCTGACGATTGACGGCGCGCGCATCCCGCATCTCTACCCTGGCACGAAGCTCGAGTTCCTGTCGCCGGAGATGAATCCGACGCAGGGGACGCTCTTTGAGCAGTCGCTGCTGCGCTACCTCGCCGCGGCAATCGGCGTTTCCTACGAGCAGCTCAGCCGCGACTACACGAATACGAATTACAGCTCGGCGCGCGCGGCGATGACCGAGACCTGGAAATTCATGCAGTCGCGCAAGAAGCTGATTGCCGATCGCTTCGCGACCATCACTTTCCGGCTCTGGCTCGAGGAAGCGATCAACAAGAACAAGCTGTTCAGCTTCCCGAAGAAGAAGGCCGGGCTGCTCTACTCGAACGGCGTGCTCAACACCGCGTTCGACGCCATCTCGCGCTGCGAGTGGATTGGCGCCTCCCGTGGCCAGATCGACGAGCTCAAGGAAACTCAGGCTGCCGTCGCGCGCATCGAAGCTGGCATCTCGACCCGCGAGGACGAGCTGGCCCGCCTCGGCAAGGATTGGCGCAAGGTGTTCCGCCAGCTCGAGCGCGAAGCGAGGGAAGCTCAGACCCGCAACCTTGTTTTCACCTCCAATGTCGCAGCTGCGACCGTCGCCGCGGACTCGAACGGGAACGCCGACAACCAGAACGGTGAAGGCGACAACAAGAAGAAGGCCGCATGACGAACCCGCTCATTGCCCGTTTCGCCAACGAACCCGCCCTGCTCGCACCAGGCACGGAGGACCGCTTCCGCGCGTCGCTCGACATCGTCATGCAGTCCGAGGAGGGCCGGAAGCTCGAGGCTGACTCGACGACCGCCTACAGCGGCGACAATTTCTGGCTGCCGGCCGACGACTGGCGCGCCGCCTACCGGCCCTATGTCGTGCAGGGCGGGATCCTCCACATCCCCGTCAAGGGCGTGCTGCTGCACAATTTCCCGTGGCAGTTCGGGAGCTACGCGACCGGCTACGATTACATCCTTCGCGCGTTCATGCGCGGCGTCGAGGATTACAAGAACGGAGCCATCAAGGGCATCGCCCTAGTCACCGACAGTTGCGGTGGCATGGTCGCCGGCTGCTTCGACGCCGTCGATAAGATGGTCGCCGCGAAGAAGGACAGCGGAGTCCCCGTTCGGACCTTCGCGCATGAGAGCGCTTACTCGGCTGCCTACGCGGTCGGCTGCGTCGGCGACCATATCGCCGTGTCGCGCACCGGAGGCGTTGGCTCGGTCGGCGTTGTCACGGCTCATCTCGATATGTCGAAAATGCTCGACAAGATGGGCCTCAGCGTCACGTTCATTTTCGCCGGCAAGCACAAGGTCGACGGCAACTCATACGAGGCGCTGCCGGACGATGTGAAAGCTCGCATCCAGGAGCGGATCGACGAGCTGTATGCCGTTTTCGTCACATCGGTCGCGGAGAACCGCGGCCTCGAGGAACAAGCTGTGCGGGACACGGAAGCTCTCTGCTTCACCGCCAGCCAAGCCGTATCGAACGGGTTCGCTGACTCTGTAGGCGCGCTCGACGATGCACTGGCCGATTTTTCGGCCTCCCTGGACGACCAGTCCGACAACACAGGAGAAGAAGCAATGGCTGATGAAGCCAACGGTTCGGCGGTCGACCAGGCCGCTCTGAATGCCGCTCGCGAGGAAGGTCAGACGGCCGGCCACGCTGCGGGAGTTACCGAGGGCGGCACCGCGATGCAGACCCGCATCGCCGCTATCCTCGGCAGCGACGAGGCGAAGGGCCGCGAGGGTCTCGCCAATCACTTTGCGTTCAAAACCGCCATGTCGGCGGAGGACGCAATCGCGGCGCTCGCAGAGTCGCCGAAGGCCGAAGCGGACGAGGGTGGAAACACGCCGTTCGACAACGCCATGTCGAAGGACAACCCCGATGTCGGCGCCGGCGAAGGCGGCAACGATGACGAGGCTTCCTCGAGTCCCATCGCCCTCGCGCGCGCGGCTGGCATCCGCGGCGTTCGCCCCGCTGCTGCTCCTGCCAAGTAGCATCTCGAGTCACTAAATTAGGGAGTTTCCCGAATGACCGACATCCCCGTTTCCTACCTCAAGAGCGATGCCCGCAATGGGCTGCCCGCTTTCGAGGCCCTCGACCAGCTGGTCGACCAGAACCTGCTCGCCGGTAGCGAGCCGGGTCTGTCCGCGCCCGTGCGGATCCTGCTCGCCTCGAACCTCGCCCTCGCCGCCCTGAGCGTCGTCGGCCTCGACGCGAACAACCACCTAGTGCTCGCGACGCATGACGCCGTCACGCCCGCGAACTCCATCCGCCCGATTGGCGTGCTCGTCCATGCCGCGACCAGCGGCGCGGCGAACGCGACCATCCACGGCGAGGTGTGGCTCACCGGCAATTTCAATGCCGGCGACGACAGCCCGCTCGTGTTCGACGCCAGCTTCACCGACCTCGCCAGCAAGACCGGCGCGGTCGTTGGCGACCCGAACCTCATTTTCCGTAGCCGCAAGGCGACGGGCGCGCCCGGCGCGTAACCGGCAACTCGGCTAGAAAGGACAGCCAAAGCAATGACTTCCCCTGTCACCGCTTACAATCTGTGGGACAGTCGCACCTCGCTCGGAGCGATGCGCGATACCCGTCCCGAACCGCGGCCTTTCAGCCGCTTCTTCACCAGTGGACTCCGTTCGACCGACGAATGGATCGACTTCGAGAAGCTGCCGATCAAGTCGCGTCGCCTCGCCCCGTTCGTCAAGCCGATGGGCCAGGGCCGCGGTATCTATACCGACAAGGCCAAGGGAATGCGCTTCAAGCCCGCCAATGTCGTCATCGACGAGGCGGTCGACCCGAAGCGCCCCCTGACCTATCAGCCGGGCATCGACCAGTCGATGTTCGACCCGAACAAGCTGTCGCCGATGCAGCGCCTTGAGCTCATCAAGGTCGCCATGACGGTCGACGCAATGGACGCGGTCGAGCGCCGGTGGGAGTGGATGCGCGCCAAGGCGCTCATCGACGGCAAGGTCACCTGCAATTACGAGGACGGCGATTCCGTGCTCGTCGATTTCCAGCGTGACGCGGGCCACACCGAGGTTCTGACGGCCGGCAACCGCTTCGGCGACGCTGGCGTGTCGGTGTACGACAAGTTCCAGGCGATCGTCGATACCATGAACGACGCTGAGTTCGGCGGTCTGCCGGTTCAGGTCGAGATGGGCGGCGGCGTTTGGGGCGTCATCCGCAAGGACCAGGAAATCAAGGACAACCTTGACAAGTTCCGTCCGGTCGGTGGTCTGACCATCGAGCGCGGTGTCGTCACCTCGGGCGACCGCTCGAAGCGGTACAAGGTCGGCGAGCTGCAAATCGGCGGCGGTTCCGGCCAGGTCATCGAGCTGTTCGTCAACAACGAAGCCTACGAAGCCGACGATGGCACGCAGGTCCGTTACGTTGGCAACAACGAGATGGTGTTCCTGTCGACGCCCGAGACCATCAACGGTTTCGAGTGCTTCGGCATGATTCAGGACCGCGACGCCGAGTACCAGGCCCTCCCGATCTTCCCGAAGAACTACCTCAAGGGCGATCGCGTGAAGGTCGAGCACCTGTCGTTCGAGTCGGCTCCCATCATGGTGCCGATTAACCCGAACGGCACCTACAAGCTGACGCCGATCGCGTAAGCGGCGGTGAGACTTTCGCCCGGCGGGTTCAGCTTCCCGCCGGGCATCTTTCCCAACCAACGAGGTGTTGAATGAGCACTCTTTCTCCGGTCGTTGCGACGCAGCGCATCGACGGCACGATTCTTCCCGGCACGATTTTCACGCCGGCCAGCGAGGAGCAGCTTGCTGACCTCCAGCGGCTTGAGGCGGTTCGCGAGCCGACCGAGGCCGAGCTTCTCCTGCATGAAAAGATGCAGGCGAATAAGGCCGCGGCCGAAACGCCCGCCCCGTCGAAGCCCACTGGTGGCCGTGGCCGTCGCGCCGCTGCGACGCAGACTCCGGCTGCCACTGGCGGCGAAGCTGGCAACGGCGAGGCCGGTAACGGTGCCGAAGGCGGCGAAGCTGGCAACGGCGAGAACGCCGAGAATGGCGAAGCTGGCAACGGCGAGAACGCCGACAACGCCGAAGCGAACATCGGCTAACCGATGACCGCCGCACTCGACGCAGCGCGGCAACAAGCGCGCCGGGACATTCACCGAGAGGCGTCTGTCCCGGCGCTCTACATCCTTGCGCCCGCAGATCCCGTGCCGGTCACCGTTCGTCGGCAGACCCGCGTGAACAAGACGGGCGACATCCCAGGACTCGAGACTGCTGAGGTCTCGGTCGAAACGGCTTTCCTCCGCTTCCTTCGCGAGGAGCTCGCGCAGCCGAAGCGCGGCGCCATTGTGTCTGTAGCCGAGGGCGAAGCGTATCGCATCGACCACGCCCTTGCTCCACATGGCATCACCATCGACGCGGCTGTCACCCAACTGGACGCCGCCGAAGCGACAGGGCTTCCGCTGCCCGCTGCCACCTGATGAACGACGCCTACGTTATCGCCGTTCAGGGCCTAGACGATGCGACGGTCGGCGACGTCAAGGTCGCCGATGCCGCTTCCAGGGCTATCAACGGAACCATCCAGCGGTCGCGCGCAGCTGCGTCGCGACAGATGCGCCAGCAGGTTGCATTCAGCGCAAGCTATCTCGCGCGACAGGACAGGCTCGGAATCACGAAGAAGGCGTCCCGCACCGACCTCGAAGCGGTGATCACCGGACGTCACCGCCCGACGAGCCTGGCCAGCTTCGCGCGCGGCGCCCGCACAATCGGGCCACGCCGGACGGCGGTCAGCCTCGAGGTGCAGCCAGGGATCGTGCGGCGCCTCAAGGGCGCTTTCTTTGTTCGCCTCCGCGCCGGCAACACCGACACTGGCCCAGGCAACACCGGACTCGCGATTCGGCTCCCCGCGGGCAAGGTTCCCGACCGCGCCTACAAGCCGAAGCTGATGGGTAAGAACCTGTGGCTCCTCTATGGCCCGTCAATCGACCAAGTGTTCGACGATGTGGCCAACGACATCTCTTCGGACGCGGCCAACTACCTCGAGGCCGAGTTCCTCCGGCTGATGGGACTCTGACATGGCTGACCCGATTCCATTCGACCAGATGCCGTTCCGGCTCAAGGTGTTGGTGAAGTTGACCGAGCTGCTCCAGACCATCAGCCGCGACATGCCGGACGCCGCGCCGACCTATTCCTACTCACTGGCGCCCGATGCAGATTTCCCCGATGGCCGCGTGCTCCGTGGCCGCGTTGCCTATGGCAGCGATGACCCGCTCCCGATGCTCGCGATTGTCGAGGACCCGAAGCAGCTCGAGCGCGATGCCGTGCCGCTGCGCGAGACCGATGCGTCGCCTGGTGATTGGGATCTGCTCATTCAGGGCTTCATCAAGGACGACCCCGTCCATCCGACCGACCCCGCCTATTTCCTCGCCGCTGACACTGTGGCGAAGCTGACCGAGGCGAAGAAGGAGGTCCGGAACATCCTTGGCCTCGGCTCGAAGAAGCCCACGGTCGACCAGCTCCACATCGGCGCGCCGGTCATCCGGCCACCCGATGACATCTCCGCGACGACCTATTTTTGGTTGCCCGTGCGGCTGCATGTTGTGGAGGATCCCGCCAACGCATTTACATGAAACCAAACTCACTATATTAGTGAGTCTGTCAACGGAGGTTGAGAATGCCCGACCTGAATACGATTCGAGACAATTTCACCCTTGGCCGCGGCGACCTGTTCTTCGCGCTCAAGCGCGCGGACGGCACCTACGAGGGCGAGCGCCTCATCGGCAACGTCCCCGATTTCAAGGTGAGCACGCAAAGCCAGAGCGTGAAGCACTACAGCTCGCGCCGCGGCATGAAAACGCAGGACCGCGATGTGCCGACTCAGGTCGACTACGCGAGTCAGTTTATGACCGACGATGTCAACCCGAAGAACCTGGCCGCGCTGTTCCTCGGCACGGCTTCGGTCGTTGCGCAGACCGCGCTCGCGGCGCAGAGCGAGACTTTCGCCAGCGTCGAGGGCGGTCTCACCTACCAGATTGGCCGCGGAACCGCGGGCAACCCGGCCGGCCTCCAACAGCTCACCATCACCAGCGTCAAGAGCGGCGATGATGTCACGACCTACGCCGAAGGCGATGACTACACGCAGGACGGTGACCTCGGTCGCGTCACCATCGTTCCCGGCGGCGCGATCGCCGATGGGTCGAGCATCAAGGTTCATTACGACCGCAAGGCTGCCTCGCAGGAGCAGATCGTCGCGGGGTCGAAGGTGGTCGAGGGCTACATCCGCTTCATCGCGTACAACGCGGAAGGCGCGGACATCGACTACTATCTGCCGGCGACGAAGCTGGCGCCGAACGGCGACTACGGCATCATCACCGACCAGGACTGGCAGAAGCTCGGGTTCAACGTGTCCATCAGCTCCGACGCTGCTGGCGTGCCGATCTACTGCAACGGTCGCGCGTACATCCCGGCGCCGTAACCTATGGCGTTCACTCTGGACCTCGAGGCGCTTCGCGCCGACCTGGTGGTCACGCATACGGTTCAGATGGGAAAGCGGGAGGTTCCGGTTTCGGGCCTCCCGCTGGACGCCATCACCGACCTGTGCCGGCGCCACTGGAACGACCTCAGCGACCTTTTCGACAATCTCGTCGGCCAGGTGAAATCCGGTCAGATCGACCCCGAGCTCAACAGCATCAACTGGCTCGGCGGCGCGCTGCTCTCGACGCTCCCGAACGTCGCTGCGGAAATCATCGCGGTTTGCGCCGGCTGGTCGCTCGAAGCGGCGGAGGTCGTCAAGGCGGTTCCGTTCCCCGTGCAGCTCGAGGCGCTCGATAAAATCGCAGCGCTGACCTTCACCTCGGAGATGCCGCCAAAAAAAGTGATCGAGATCGTCGTTCGGACACTGGTCGGCGGCTCAAAGCTGCTGATCGGGAATCCCGCCTAACTCTGGCGGATTGGCTGTGGGGACTCCGTCGCAAGAAGAGTCTCCTCCTCGCAAACGGCCACCCGAATGCCGGTCTCTACACCCTGGGAAAGCTTAACGACGAGACTGCACTGGTGATTGAACAGGAGAACAGCCGCATCGCGACTGAGGCTATCGCCCTCAAGAACGCTGCCGCCGCGGTTCTCTCGGATGACGGTCACAAGGAGTTCGTCAAGCTCATCGAACGCCTGCGGGAGGAATAGGTAAGTGGCGGCACGCGACGTCCAATTTATCATCCGCGCCCGCGATGAGGCGAGTAGCGCATTCGAGAATATCAGCAGCGCGCTCCAGGAAATCAGCGGCTGGAACGGCAAGGCTGGAGCCTCGAGCAACATCCTCGCCAGTGACCTCGGTCGACTGGTTCAGGCGCTCGGCTCGGTCGACCGTGTCGCGCAGCTCGTCAATGGGGCGTCGGCACGCGCTGGCACCGCTTACGAGCAGCAGAGCGCCAAGGTTAAATCGCTCGAGGCCGACCTCGCGAATCTGAAAGCGCAGGCCGAAAGCGCCAACAATGCGATGTCGAGCGTCAAGGCGGCTGGTGCGGCTACCGGAAACACCGCTGAGACCGAAGCCCAGGTCACCGCGATTGCCGCGGCGCAGAAGCAACTCAACAGCCAGATCGACCTGACCAGCAACAAGCTCGGCAGGGCGCGCGGCGACCTCGAGGCGCTCGGCACCGAGTATCAGCGTGCAGCGAGCCTCGCCAATGCGTTCGACGCGGCGCAGCCTGGCCTCAAGCAGGGACAGCAGGCCGCTGCCGCGGCCACGGCGTTGCAGGAACAATCACAGTGGCTGGAGCGGATCCGCGCGCAAATGGCGCCGGCCGCCGCGATTCAGCAGCACTACCGCGAGGAGATCGAGAAGGCGAACGCAGCTCGAGCGGCTGGTCTCTACAAGACCGAGCAGGAGTACCAGATGGTGCTCAAGCTCCTCGAGACCGAGCAGAAGCGCGCCCTCGCGGAGCAGGGAGTCGGCCCGACCGGACGTCCGACTCTCCTCGGCATGACGCCTTGGCAGTCGACCAACCTGATGTATCAGGTGAACGACGTCGTCAGCGGTCTCGCGATGGGTCAGAAGCCCTCGCAAATCATCGCGCAGCAGCTCGGCCAGATCGTCCAGCTGTTCCCGAAGCTCGGCAGCGGCATCATGGCTGCGTTCGGGAATCCGTATTTCCTCGGTGCCGCGGCGATCGTTGGCACGGTCGCGTTCGCAATCAAGCAAGCTGCCGACCAGGCTGACCGCCTCCGCTCGCTCTCCGCCATCCTCAAGGCGACCGCCGACGGCGCAAACTACAGCGCCGCCGCGCTGAACGAGAACGTCAAAGCGCTCGAGAACTATCATCTCACCGCCGACGAGGCGACGACGATAACTAAGACGTTCGTCAAGGATGGCCTGAACCCCGCGTATTTCGTCCAGTTCGGCCAGGCCGCGAAGGACATGAGCCGTGTCCTCGGCACAGACGTCAAGGATGCCGCAACTCAGGTGGCGGATGCCTTCACGGGCGGTTACGATGCCGTCGCCAAGCTCGACGACGCGACGAATTTCCTCACTGCGGCCGAGCGGCAGCACATCCGCGCGATGTTCGACAGCGGCAACGCAGCTGCGGCGCGCAAGCTGGCGTTCGACAAGTTCGCCAAGAGTCAGCACGATGCTGCCGAGGAGATGCGCGGCCCGTGGGCGCGAGCGATCGACCACATCGACACGGCATGGGAGCACGCCAAGCAGGGCCTCGCCGATAGCGGATGGGCGAACGCGCTCCGCAAGGGCATCGAAGGCGTGGCTGGTCTCATCGACGACATCGCCGATGCCATCGACCGCGTCAACGAGGCCGACCGGCAATATCAGCTCCAGCAGAGCCACGGCACCGTCACGGTGCAACTACCCGCGGCCAGTGCAGCGACTCCCGAGCAGGAAGCCCGCGCGAAGGCGGCGGCGAACGCTGGTAACGGTGATACCAAGGCTCAGACGCAAGTTGACCAGAAGGCCATCAACGACGCGCGGACGCAGATTGCGCAGCAGCGCGAGCTGACGAGCGCTGTCACCGATCTGCAAAAGGCACGGGTGGCCGGCGAACAGGCCTATCGCGACGAGATCGAGAAAACGGGCAATAAGGCTGCGGCGGAACTCAAGCGACAGGCTGCGGCGGAACAGGTTATTACCCAAATCCAGATGCAGCGTCGGCAGGGTCTGCTGAGCGCGGCACAGGGTTTCCTCGGCAAGCGAGAGAACAACCGCGAGGACGTCGCAGTCCTCGAGTCACTGTTCAACCAGTACGGCATCAAGACTCCGCAGGGCGGCACGGTCGACCCTGGCAAGCTCGCGTGGTGCGCCGCATTCGTCAACGCAATGTTGGCGTCGAAGGGACTCCCGACGACCGGTTCGCTCGCCGCATCCTCGTTCAAGAACTACGGCACGAAGGTCAGCCTCGAGGAAGCGCAGCCCGGCGACATCGTCGTGCTCAACGGCCATGTCGGCTTCTTCGCTGGTTACGGGCCGAACGGCACCGTGCGGATCCTCGGCGGCAACCAGGGCAAAACTGGCCAGGGCGCCGTCAGCGTGGCGAATTTCAAGCGGAGCGCCGTCCAGTCGGTGCGCCGTGTCGGCAGCATCTCCGAAGGCTATGACGGCCAGGACAGCGAGTTGCAGTATGCCGAGCAGATTGCGACGGCGCAGGACTCGTTCAACAAAAAGCTCGAGGTCGAGGCAGCGCAGCGCAAGCTGGTCATCGACTACATGCGCAAGCAGCTCGGCATGTCGTCCGAGCAACTGCTCGCTTCGCAGCGTCAGGAGGCAATCGACCAGGCTATCACTCAGGCGAAGCAGGAAGCTGTCGACAAGCACATCCAGTTCGACGACAGCAAGAATGCGGACGGCAGTTTCAAGGGCGCTCAGGCTAAGCAGATTGCCGACCAAGTCGGCGCGACATTCGACCTTGAGCACGCCGAGGAGGCTGTCAACGCCGCCCTGCAAGAGCAACAGGCTCTCCGCCAGGCACTGCTGAACAACATTCAGGCTGCTTACGCCCGCGGCGACGACAAGGCCGTGGCCGAACTGACGGCGCAACTCAATGCGATGTCACCCGCGCTCGACACGGCGATCGACAAGCTCGAGGCCTATTGGGAAGCGGCGCCGGGTGGGCCGAAGAAGGACGCCGCGCTCCAGAGCATCCGGCAGCTTCGCGAGGAAATCAAAGGCACTGCCGGCGACCTTGACAAGCTGCATCTCGATGAGATTGGTCGCCGCATTGATGGCGCGCAGCAGCTCCAGCAGGCCCTGCAAACGCACATCGACGATTCGCAGTTGCTCGGCAACGGTGCCGAAGCGAGCACCGCGCAATCGCAGCTCCAGCAAGTCAACGACCAGCTCCTCCAGCTGCGCGACACTGCAATCGAAGCATGGAAGGCCGTCCTCGCCAACCCCGACGAGATGGCCCGCCTCGGTCTAACGCCGGAAGGGATTCAGGCGACCATTGCCGCGTTGCAGGACGCGAACCACGAAACGCAGCTCATGGGTCGCCAATTCCTCGCGACCGGCAAGCAGATCAACCAGCAGTTCGCGCAGGACGCTATCCAGGGTGTCGACAGCTTCTTCCAGAAGGTCGGCCAGGGGCAGAACGTGTTCAGCGCGCTTGGCCAGTCGTTCCTCCAGTTCGCGATTCAGTTCCTCCAGTACATCGCGGAAATGATTATCGAGCAGGCCATCTTTAACGCCATCAGCGGCGGCTCCGGCATGGGCGGCGGTGGCGGCATCGGTGGTCTCATCACGGGTCTATTCCACGGTGGCGGTATCGCCGGTTCGCCGACGATGCATCGCGCCGTAAGTCCCGCAGTGTTCGCTGGCGCGGTGCGCTATCACACGGGCGGACTGGTTGGCCTCAAGCCGGATGAGGTCCCTGCCATCCTCAAGCGCGGCGAGGAGGTGCTGACCCAGGGCGACGTTCGCCACCGGAACAACATGGGCGGACGCGAAACGCCGGGCGGCGGAAACCGTGGGATTCGACAGATTCTCGCCATCGGTGACGACGAGATTGCGAATGCTATGGCCGGCGCGGCGGGCGAGGAAATTGTGCTGACTCACATCCGCCGCAATCGCTCCACCGTAAAGACTGACCTCGGCTGATGGTTGCCGACAGCGCGCTCCCCGTCTGGAGCATCCGACCGAACTGGCAGAACGGCATCACCGAGACCCTCGAGTGGCTGAGCGACGTCCTGCGCGGGAGCTACGGAACTGAACAGGTGCGGGCGCTCCGCTTGTCGCCGCGCCGTCTGTTCGAGATGACCTTCCATCCGGTCGACCAGGAGCGCGCGTTTCTCGACCTGTGGCTGCACCGCATGAGCTCGGAGGAGTTCATGTTGCCGCTGTTCCACGACCACGGTCTGCTGACGGCCGGAATCAACGCGGGCGCCACCGTCATCCCGTTCGACACGACCTATCGCGAGTTCCAGGTCGGCGGCTTGGCAATGCTGCTCGGCGCCGATGCGTTCACCTTCGACAAGGTCACCATCGAAGCGATCGCCGCCGACTCCATCACGGTTTCTGCTGGCGGTGTCACGCGCGCCTGGCCAGCTGGCTCGAGCATCCATCCGCTGCGTCGCGCCACGCTGGAGGACCAGAGTGCCGCCGAAGCGATCACCAGTAAGCTCGGGCAGGGCGCGCTTAGGTTCGAGTTGAACCAGGCGAACGACCTCAGCGACGAGGGAGCGTGGGACGTTGTGTTTGGCTCCTACCCGGTCATCCTCGAGGAGCCAAACCGTCGCGAGAACATCAAGGTGACGTTCGACCTCGAGACCGAGACCATCGACAACGATGTAGGTCTGCGGCAGCTCGAGGACGACGCCGGGCGAGCGTTCACCCTGCAAACTCATCTGATGATGCTGAGCGGTCGCCCGGAGCAGTGGGCGTTCCGGCAAATGCTGTATCGGCTCCGCGGGCAGCAGGGCGCCGTATGGCTGCCGAGCTTCAACGATGACCTTGAGCTGTCCCGCGACCGCCTTGCAGCCGACGCGCTGCTCGACATCAAGAAAATCGGCTACGGTTACACAGGCGGCGTCATCGACGGTCGGCAGTATCTGCTCATCAACGGTTCCATCGCCCGCGAGATTACCGCTCTCGGCGCAGCGCCATCGGCCACCGAGGAGCGCCTGATGCTCGACAGCGCGCTCGGAGTCGCTTTGCCAACTGGCACGACCGCGTCCTTCATGGACACCTGTCGACTCGCGACCGACAGCGTCCAAATCAATCACATTACCGATAGCGACGGAGTCGCGGAGTCCAGTCTGAGCTTCCGGTCGTTCCGCGATGAACGCACGGCGCCGGATCCCATCGACTATCCGATTCCTGCGGCAGCGAAGGGAGTCGATTACTGCGGCGGACCTGCTGCTGACGAGGCGGGCTGCATCGGCGTCGATGCCGGTTATTGGGGCTACGTCGATTTCGACACCTCGCAAGGCCCGAATGTCCCCGTCATGCGGCCGACCTGGAATTTCAGTCTGCTCCGCGGAGGCGTTGAGCAAATCGGCGTTCTGAGCGCAGACAACTATTCCGACTACAATGGAGGCCTTGAAACCTATCCGGCCACGCTGCCGTATGACTATCTTTATGGCTGGAGAACCTATTTCTTCACGCCAGCCACCGCCGCTCCTCGCGGCGAAGCTGGATTTGCTGCCGATCCCTTCGCAGCAGGTCCGCCTGACACGCTGCGAATCAACATAATCCAGTATCTCTATTCCAACTACATTTTCCCCGGCGACAGCGTGTTCAGCGGGGATCACGGCACCTGTTTTGCGACGGTCGTGATTCCGCAACTCGGCTTCGCCCAAACCGTGCAGATTTACGATGTCATCGGCCTCTGGCCGCAAGGTCCAGGAAACTTCGCGCTATGAGCTTCAAACTGTTCGAAATAGCGTCGCGGCTCGGACGCCCCGTAAGCCTGTACGAGTTTGCGTGGGGGCCTACCTATTGGCGCTACACGAGTGCCGACCGCGATGTCGTTTGGGGAGTCGACGGCGACAGCAGTCCGATTACCTGGAGCGCAGTGCCGATCAAGGACGATGGCTTCACCATTGGCGCCAATCAGAACGACTTGGCCATCACGCTGCCGCGCAGCCTCGAGATTGTTCAGCTGTTCAAAGGCACTCCGCCTTCGACAAAAATTTGGGTGACCGTCAGGACGTTCCACAAGGACGACCCCGACGCCGGTGCGCTCATCCGCTGGATTGGATTCGTCGCTACCGTGAAGGGCAAAACCGCTGCGACTGCTCAGCTCACCAGTCTGCCTATTGGCCGCACGCTGCGGCGTGTCGGTCTGCGCCTTTGTTGGGAGCGCGGTTGCCCGCACGTTCTGTTCGACGCCGGCTGTCGCAAGAGCAAAGATGACGTCAAGGTCGCGACGACCATCACCGCGCTGACCGGCGACACAATCACGGTCGCGAGCCTCGGTGCGTATGCAGCTGCGCTTTACGAGGGTGGGATGATCGAATGGACGGCCACTGCCGAAGGCGCTCTCGACATGCGCGCAATCGACGCATCGGTCGGCGGCAACACGCTAAGGTTGCTAGGAACCACAGACCGGCTGACGGTCGGACAGGCGCTGAACATCTATATCGGCTGCGACCTCACTCCCGAGACCTGCAACGGTGTTTTCAACAATCTCCCTAACTACGGAGGGGACACATACCTTCCCGGCGACTCCCCGTTCAACGGCAACCAGGTGTTCTGAGCAATGCCACCTCTAGCTATCGCCATTGCCATCATCATCATGATCGTGACGACCTTGGTCACGGCAATGATGATGAAGCCGCAGAAGCAGAAGGCGGCTTCGCTCGATGATTTCAACTTGCCAACTTACGAGGACGGCACGCCTCAGCTGGTGCTGTTCGGCGACGGGTGGGTCAGCGGCCCCATGATGGTTTTTTACGGCAATCTGCGGACGAAGAAGATCAAAGCGAGCGGCGGGAAATAATGGCGCTCGAGGTTCAGGTGTTCATGCGCCACATTCGCGCTGCCAAGCTCTGCTCTGGCGGCGCGCGGATATTCGCGTCACGGCACGGACTCAACTGGAACGATTTCCTGACGAACGGCATCTCGTCGGCCACGCTCGAGGAAATCGGCGACCCTATGACGTTGCGTGCCGTCGAAGCAGCTCGAGCTGAGGTGACCGATGGGCGGTAAGAGCGGACAAACCATCGGCTTCCATTACATGATGGACCTGCTGTTCGGCATCGGACGCGGGCCGATGAACTCGCTGCGAGCCATCAAGGTCGGCGACAAGCTCGTGTGGGACGCCCTCGTGTGCGACGGCGACGTTTACGCGATCGACAAGCCGGACATCTTTGGCGGCGAGAAGAAGGAAGGCGGGATTCAGGGGCCGTTCCGCATCTTTTGGGGCGACCAAGACCAGATTCTCCCAGGCGCCGGATCCGCGGATTGCGGCACCGATGGCCCGCTCCCAGGTGTGCAGCCTCTGCCGGACGTCAAGGCAGCAATCGTTCAACAGAGTCCTAGCGCGGCGGGCAAGATTTCCGAAATGCGCGGAACGACGAGGCTTTGGTTCTCGGGCCTGGTGAGCTCGATGAACCCCTACCTCAAGAATTGGGAGTTCCGTTGGCAACGCTACTCGGCGGGCTGGTACAACAACGTCTGCTGGTATCCTGAAAAGTCAGTGATTTTCATGGCGAACGGTTACGTTCGCGCGATGAATCCGGCGCACATCCTGTTCGAGTGCTTCACTAACCCGGAGTGGGGCCGAGGCTACGCCTGGTCCGACCTGGACGAAAACAGTTTCGTCTATGCCGCGAATACCCTCTGCTCGGAGAATTTCGGCCTGTGTTTCGTGTGGCAGCGTGACGAGCAGAATGTCGACGATTTCATCGAGATGGTCTGCCAGTACATCGACGCCGAGTGGTACACCGACCCTGGCAGCGGCAAGGTCGTCCTCCAGATGCACCGCGCCGATTATGTCGCGGCGGCGCTACCGCTGTTCACACCTCAGACCGGACTCATCGACATCCTCGAGGACGATTCCGCATCTGGCGACGAGGTGTTCACGCAGATCGTCGGAACGGGCCGCGACCCCATCACGAATGAGGATTTCAGCGTCCGAGTCTACAATCTCGCCGCGAGCGTGGCGCAGGGCGCGCCCAACACGGCGAAGAAGGACTACAAGGGAATCCCGACCAAGGATTTGATGGCGCGTGTCCTCGCGCGGGATCTGCGCGTGCCGGCGCTCGGTCTCAAGCGGTACAAGGTCGTGCTCGATCGCCGCGGCTTCGCGCTCCGCCCAGGAATGCCGTTCCGCATCCAGGATGACCGCCGCGGCATCGGCAACGTCATCGTCCGCGCAGGCCAAATCGACGACAAGTCGTTCAAGGATGGACGGCTCACCATGACGGTCGTGCAGGATGTGTTCGGTCTGCCGTCAACATCGTTCGTCACCGCAGTTGATAGCGACTGGACTCCGCCTCCGACCGAAGCGGTCCCAGCTGTCGCAGAGCAGTTGGTCGAGGCGAACTATCGCGACTGTCTGCTCCGCGAGGATGTCTCGGTAGTGAATGCGCTGACCGACACGGACTCGCTCATTGGCGTCGTTGCACTCGCCCCGAACGCGGCGATGTATCAGTTCGACCTCGCCTCGAAGGCTGACGGTGAGGCCGACTATAAGACAACGAGCGGCGCCTTCACGGGCGCTGCTACGCTCACCGCCAACATCGGCCCGCTCGACACCTCGTTCGTCGTCGGCAGTGAAAGCAGCTTCGATTCGTCGAATGTCGGTCAGGCACTGCTCTGCGATGCTGAGCAGATGTCATTCGAGTCCTACAACGCTGCCACGCATACGGTCACCGTGAAGCGGGGTTGCGCCGACACGGTGCCTGCCTCGCACGCTGCCGGCGCGCGACTCTGGACCATCGACGACGACCTCGTCAGCGACGAGCGCAAATATGTGAGCGGCGAAACTGTCGATGCCGCTGTACTCACTCGAACCTCGAGCGACGTTCTTACCATCGCCGAGGCGACGGTGATGACCCTAGCCGTCAATGGGCGCCAGGCCCGCCCCTATCCGCCCGCCAAGGTGACGGTTGACGGAGCCGAGGCTCTGACAATCACCGGAACGCACGGAGCGCCGGTCCTCAATTGGGTTCACCGCGACAGGGTTCTCCAGCAGGACCAGCTCGTCGGCTATAGCGAGGCAAGCGTCGGCCCCGAACCCGGCACGACCTACACTATCCGCATCTATGACGTCGATGGCATGGTCGGCGATCCACCTCTGCGCACCGTCACCGGCCTAGCGGCTGGACCGTGGACATACGACGCGACGATGCAAGCTGCCGATGGTGACCCCGTCGCCGTGTTCATCGAACTCGAGTCAGAGCGCGATGGCCTCGCGTCGTACCAGCATCACCGCTTCCGCGTGCAGCTCAAGGGCGGATGGGGCAACGCCTGGGGCTTCGATTGGGGCGGCATATAGCCGAATCACTAATTTGTTGATAAAGGTAGGGACATGGTTGACCGCACACTAGCTGGAAAGATTGGCCTCAAGGGCGGATGGGCGCTCGGGGAGAATGGGTGGGACGTCGACATGGGCGTCAACCTGCTTAAGTTGTCGGTGCTGACGCAGGGCAGCGTGCTCGACAGCGTGGCTGCCGAACCCGGTTCGCCGGCCCAAGGCGATTGCTACATCCTCAAGGCGACCCATGCGACCCATCCGAACGCGGTCGCCGCTTACGACAACGGCGCGTGGGTTTACATCGCGCCGTGGGACGGGATGATCCTCTGGAATGCTGCGGCGGCGAAATTCTACACTTACTCGGCAGCGGCAGGATGGGCTGCCCTCGCAACTGGCTCGTCGAGCAGCGGCAGTTCGGTCAGCGGTCTCAGTTTGATTGCTCGGATCGTTTCTGATGGAACGCTGACGATCGCCGATTTTGCGAACATTCCGGCCGACTTTAAGCACCTTCGCCTGATTGTCTGCGGTCGCTCGGCGGTTGCTGCCGCGACCGATGACATGAGCATTCGTGTCAATGGCGACGCGACGGCTGCGAACTATGCGTCACAGCAGCTGCAAGGCAACAACGCCGCGGCGACGGCCCTCGCGAATCCCGCGACGAACAATCATTTCGGCACGCTGCCAGGTTCGACCGCGACGGCTAATCAGGCCGGCCTGGTCGACATGCTGTTCCCGCTTTACGCGGACACGCATTTCATCAAGCAGTGGCAAGGCCAGGTGAGTCTGCCAGGGTTCCCGCTCGTCAAGGACCTTACGGGCCGCTGGAACGCCGCCACTGCGATTAACCGCATCACCGTGGTTACCAACACCGGCTCGGCCTATGCGGCCGGCACCACCTTTGAACTGTACGGTATTCAGTCTGCGAGCAGCGCCGGCACGACTATCGACCGCGGGCGAGCGACGCTGGCAACGGCTGCCAACACGGTTTCCGGAGCCTGGACGAAGGCGCCGCTGGACACGGTCGCTTATGACAACAACGCGCTTTGGGACGCTACCACCAAACGCTTCATTCCAAAGAAGCCGGGCTACTACCAAGTCAACGCTCGGCTCCGAACGAATACCTCCGGCGCAGTCACCCTTGCTGTCGGGAAAAACGGTGCGCCGGACCATGCCATCTCGAATGACGCGACTAGCGATTTCGCAGCAGCGGGATCCTCGCTGATTTACTGCAACGGGACGACCGACTACCTGGAGCTGTTTTATTTCGCAGGGTCCGTGCGAGCTCTGACCACTGGCGCGTTCGACTGCCATCTCGAGGTTTTCGGTCCGATTGCCGGCGTCGGCAGCAGCGCTCCCTGGTATTACAGTCCACCGCTCGCCGCCGATTTCCCGACATTCGTTTCCTACAGCGGCGTCAATGTCGTCCTGAGCGACGACGCCGACGGCGGACTGGACGTTTTTTGGGGCGTCGATTCGCTCACTGCGGGCGACAACTCGAAAGGCGCTTACAAGGCGCTTCCGGCAGGCGTCGATTGGACGCTCGAGGTCAAATTCAAGTATATCGGCTATCCGCAGAACTGGACTTATGCCGGCATCGGATTCCGCAACAGCGGCGCGGCTAAGAAATTCGCCGTTTTCAACATTCAATCCACCGCTGTCGCCACATTCAGCTCTATCCGTCAGAACGGCAACACCGGTCAGGTGGCGCAGCCGGGTCCACCTCTAGTCGGAATCGGGGACGACGTTTTCTTCAAGTTCGTGTGGAGCAACGCCGCACAAACCTTGACCATATATGTCTCGCGCGACGGAAAGCGCTGGATGAAATGGGCGGTCGAAGCAGGAGCCACGTTCCTTGGAACGCCGGATCAAGTCGGCTTCACCATGTTCACCGCTTACGCCAACGCGGCGACTGACTTGGGCGGTCGGTTGACGATAGAGCGCTGGAAGCAGTCGTGGTAGCTGGCCTAGCCCGTTCGTTGTTGGTCAAGTAATTTTCTGGTATCAATTCACTAAATTAGTGATTCGGAGGCTTTCGGGTTGACTATCAGAAACCTTCTCGACCGGATCGAGAGCCACCTGGTCGCCGATTGGAAACGAGTGTGGACGTTCACCAGCGTCCACTACGTCCTCGTCCTCGGCGCGATCACGACCTATTTCTCCGAGCCGTCCAACTGGTCGTCGCTGGCGTCGACCTTCTATTCGATTCCGCCCGAGTACCGCGGCTTTGTGCCGCCCGCGCTCGGCTTCCTCGTCGGCATCGTTCCGGTCGTGCTGAGGCTCTGGAACCAGGGCAAGAAGAATGGCTGAGCCGGCGCCGCAGACGAAGCAGCAGCCGCGGCAGAAAAAGACCCTCATCGGGGTTCTCGGACTGTCCGCAGCGTTGCTGCTGATGCAGGCGGTGCCGCGCGAGGAGAGCAGCCGGGTAGTGGTCGCGACGCCGACCGCGGACGGTCACATCAACCTCCGCAACGTCGCCGGTCGTATGTACCTCAAGGCGTACCTCGACAGCATCGGGGTGGCCACTGCGTGCGACGGCCTGACCTACGACCAGCAGGGCAAGAAGGTGAAGCTCGGCGAGCGGTTCACCGAGGAGCAGTGCTCGACCATGCTCGAGGCTTCGCTGGTTGACAGCGCCTCGCATGTGATGAGCTGCGCGCCGGGTCTCGAGGGGCATGACGGGCCGAAGGTCGCCTCGGCGCTGCTCGCGCACAACATCGGCTGGCCGACCTTCTGCCGCTCGAGCATGAAGCGGCTGTTCAATCAGCACGCCTACTCCGCCGCCTGCGCGCGCTTCCCGCTGTACGACATGGCGGGTGGCCGTCACCTCCCCGCGCTCAAGAAGCGCAGGATCCGCGAGCAGTACATCTGCAACACAGGACGACTCCCCTATGCTTGAAGGCTTCATCTCGCTCATCACCTCGAGACTGGCTGGCCCGATCCTCGGCAGCCTTCTCGTCGCCTCGCTCATCGGCAACGCCTACCAGGCAATCCATGACCACATCGTCATCAGCGGGTTGCACACCGACCTGAGCAAGGTGACGAAGGAGCGCGATGGCCTCCTGGTCGACAACGCCATCCTCAAAGGCAACCAGGCGACGCTGAAAGCCGCCATCGCGACGCAGAACACAGCTGTCGACGGTCTCAAGTCCGCAGCCGACCTCTCAGCTGCACAGGCCAAGGCCACTCAGGCAGGGTTCAACGCACTTGCCGACGCGAAGGACAAGCGCGCCGCAGCGATCGCCAAGCTGCCGCCGCTTCCGGCCGGCGCCGACCGTTGCGCCGCAGCCTCGCAGCTCATCCGCAACCACCTGGCATCGGAGCGCAATCAGTGAATCACGCAATCACGGTTGGCGGGCTGCTGGCCTGTCTCGCCGCCATCGGCGGTCTCATCGCCGTCGCCTTTGGCCTTCTGATGCTGTTCGCCGCAGGCATGTCGGATGCGTCCGACGATGGCACTGGCGGGAAGGGCTGCACGACCAGTGTTGCCGGGCTTATCGTGCTCGTCGCCTCGGTGCTGTTCCTCGCCTCGTGCGCACATACGCCGCCGCCCGAACCGCAGATTCAGACCGTCGAGACCAAGGTTCCGGTTCCCGTTCCGTGTAAGGCCGAGGTCACCGTGCATCAGAGCTACTCCGATGCGCTCGCCGCGTTCAGCGACGACATCTATCAGCAAGTGGTCGACCTCCTCACTGGCGGTGACGAGCGCGACGCGGACATCGAGCGCCTCAAGGGCGCCGTGGTCGGCTGCGGTGGAAAGGTGACCACGAAATGAGCGCGGAGGTCATCGACCACACCGCTCGAGCTGATGCGCAGCGTGCGCTCGACAACATCGCCGGCCACGAGGACCTCTGCGCCGAGCGATACCGGAACATCCACGAGAAGCTCGGCTCATTGATGAAGCTGCTCGGTTGGGGTGGCTCCCTCGTAGCCACGACGATAATCGGTCTCATCGGCTACCTGTCGGTCAGTCTCATAAACGCGAACGACCACGACAAGGAGATTCTCCGCGCCCAGGTTGAGCTGCTCCAGGCGACGCAGCAGCACTCAGGTTCAACGGTACGGTAGCCTCGGCCTTGCCGGCGCAACTCCATAGCGATGAGACTGTCATCGCCGCGTACAACGACCGCCGAGCGTTCCCGACGCTCGAGGCTCTGCGCGATCACCTCGGCTACAGCGACATTCGCGTCATGCAGGTGCGGCTGACGAAGCTGCGTCGCAAGCATCCAGGTCGGATGATCGACCGGAAGGCCATTTATCAGCAAGCCAAGTCGTCCGGCGAGAACGCCGCGGCGCGCAGCATCGGCCAGGTGCTCGCCACCGCAACAGGTGACTCGAGCGTGCGGCGCTGGTTGCTGACCGCAGCTCAAGATGAGACCTCGATTCACGAGGGATTCTGGACGAACCTCCTGGCCTACGGTCAGAAAATCGGCGCCGAGGTGCTGGTTGGCGGCTTCACCTATAACAAGTCGCTGTTCGAGGACCACGCCTCGAGGACGGCTGTCTTTGCTGCAAGCGTGCAGCCGTATCTCATTCACGACAACCGGATGCTCGGTCCGCTGCTGTTCGCGGCTAAGATGAACACGCTGCCGACGGCGGTGCGCCCGCTCTCCGGCCTGGCGAACTATGGCCGCGGCGCCTGGACGGTGTTCCCGCACGCTAAGGTGCAGTTGGACTCAGTCCCTTCGCTACCAGGGCGTCATCCCGCAATGGTGATGACCACCGGCGCTTGTACGGTCGACAACTACATCCCGAAGAAGGCGGGCCTCAAGGCCGAGTTCCATCATCAGATCGGTGCGGTCATCGTGGAGGTCGACGGGGCCGACCGGATATTCTGCCGCCACATCGGCGCGACGAACGATGGCAGCTTCCAGGATTTGGACGCTATTGTCCGCAACGGCGATGTCACCTTCGGCAACCGCGTCGAAGCGATCACCTGGGGCGACATTCACCGCGAGCAGCTCGATCCGCAAGTGGCGCTGACCTGTTGGGGATTCGACGTCGCCAGCGGGCAAATCGTCCGCGAGGACTCGCTCATCAACGCGCTTCGGCCGCGTCACCAGTTCTTTCACGACCTCCTCGATTTCCGAGCTCGCAACCATCACCGCCGCGACGACCATGTCCACGCGAAACGGATGCAGATGCTCGGCGCCGAGAGCGTCGCCGGCGAGCTTAGGGACTGCGCTCATTTTCTGCGGGCGACGCAGCGCGACTACTGTCAGAGCGTCGTCGTCGCCTCCAATCACAATGACGCCCTGCTAAGGTGGCTCCGCGAAACAGACCCGCGTCGGGATCCCCTGAACCTTCGCACCTGGTGCCAACTGAACGACAAGTGGCATGAGCAGCTCGAGATTGACCCTGACGGCCATTTCGACCTGTTCAGGTTCGCCGTCACGCGGCACGACCCGGGCCTCGTCGATGACGTCACGTTCGTCCCGCGCAATGGCAACTACCTCATCTGTCAGGACCGAGGTGGAATCGAGTGCGGGATGCACGGCGACGAGGGACCGAACGGTGCTCGAGGAACAGTCGTCAATCTCAGCCAGGTCGGCGTCCGCCTGACGGTCGGTCACGGCCACTCCGCGAAGATCCTCGACGGGGTTCACATGGTCGGACTCTGCGGCAAGCTCGAC